GTGAAGGGCCGATGCCGCATGAGCACCAACGGAATCCGGGGAGCCGCACCCGTCACGCCGCAGCCCCCTCTGGTCCCGGCGTCCGAGAGCGCGTTCCACCATCTGACGGCGCTCTCCTACACCTCCCCCGGTATCCGCGCCGGTGACGACATGACCACCCGCGGCGTCAGGTCCCGGCTCGGCGCCATCCTGGCCGGCGCGTTCGCCGACCGCGGGCTCCCCTTCGACCTCGGCAACCGTGCCTTCCTGCGCGACCGCGGCGACGTCCTGCTGCTCATGCTCCCGATGACGGTGCCCACGCATGTCGTGTACGACGTGTTCGCCACGGGGGTGCACGCGGGCGTCCGCACCTTCAACCGAAGGGGCGGCGCGAGCTTCGCGAGCGAGAACGCGACGCTCGAGGTGCGGGTCGCCCAGCACTTCGGCCGCGTCCACTTCGACGGGCTCGGCGTCTTCGGCCGAAGCCTCGACGTCCTGCGCACGCTGCTCGCCGCGTGCGCGCCGGGCGAGTACATGCACCTGCTGTCCGACCCGTACTACCGGGACCTGCGCAGCGCGACCCTCGTCGACCCTGACGACCATGAAGAGATCACCGCGATAGGCACCGACATGGCTCCGCACCGCGGATGGCTGCGCGTCCCCGACCCGCACCCCGCTGTCGGCGCTGGGCGGACCGCCCTGCACAGCGCCTGAACCCCCGTGCCCCTCCTGAGGAGGAATCATGCGCAAGGACACGTCTCCCGCACTCCCCCACTTCCGCTGGACCGGTCTCGACGTCGGCGGGCTCCTCCCCGACGGCTGGCGCGCGGAGGTGAGCGGCCTGGCCGCCCGGTCCTCGGACACCCGCCGCTACCCCGTCACGCCGTTCCTCACCCGGGAGAGCCCGTTCTTCGAGGGCGGCGTCCACCGCGGCCGGGTGCGCGCCGACGCCGTCGAGCGCGACCTTCCCTGGCTGGCCGAGTCGTACCGCGGGGTCTTCCGTGACTTCGCCGAGGAGGTCGCGGGCGAGCCCGTGCGGACTTCTCACGACCCCCGCTACAGCGTCGTGCTCAACATCCTGTCGGCGCCGGACATGCGCTTCGAGTGCCATGTCGACACCAACCCGCTGACCGGCCTGCTGTTCTGCACCGACAACCCGCAGGGCACCGGAGGCGAGCTCACCGTCGCGCACGACACCGCGGCGCGCGGCCCCGCCGAGATCGACCGGAACTGCGCGGTACTGCACCCGCGCGCAGGCCACCTCGTCTTCTTCGACGGCCGCCGCAACCCCCACTACGCCCGCGCCCTCACCGCCCCCGGGCTCCGCGTCACGGCCATCATGAACTACTACACCGCCTCGGTCCCGGAGGAGAGCACCCGCCCCCGCGGCCTCAACACCCACCTCTTCGGCCAGGAGTGACCGGCAGGGTCCGTGGAGGAGCAGCTCGACCGGATGCGGGCGGCACCGGCAGGCGTCCGAGTGCCTTGAACGGGTGATCGCTCCGTGCGAGGGTCGCGGCATGGACCTGACGGACCTCGACCTGTTCGCGGACGGCTTCCCCCACCCCCTCTTCGACGAGTTGCGCGGCGGCCCCGTCGTCTGGCACGAGCCCACAGAGCACACGCCCGGCGGGGAAGGGTTCTGGGTCGTCACCCGGTACGCCGACGTCCTGGCGGCCGCGAGCGATCCCGCGGTGTTCTCCTCCGCGGGCGGAGGCGGCCGCGCCGGGGGCGGCACCCTCATCGAGGACCTCCCGGCGGGCTTCGCGGCGGGCGTCCTGCTCAACATGATGGACGCGCCCAGGCACACCCGCTTCCGCCGCCTCCTCGCCCCCTGCCTTTCCCCGCGCGCCTTGCACGCCCTCCGGGACGATCTCCAAGCGCGCGCTGACGGGATCGTCAGGGCCGCCGTGGCCAAGGGCGAGTGCGACCTCCTCGTGGACGTCGCCGCCGAACTCCCCCTTCAGGCCGTCGCCCACCTTCTCGGTGTGCCCCAGGAGGACCGCCACCGCCTCCTCGCCTGGGCGAACACCACCCTCGACCACGCCGACCGCGACCTCGGCGAGTCCACCGAGCGCACCCGCGCCGCGGCCGCCGAGATGTCCGCCTACGGCACCGCGCTCCTCGCCCGCAAGCGCGCGGACCCGGGCGACGACCTGCTCTCCGTCGCCGTCCACGGCACCGTCGACGGCGGCCCCCTGACCGAACTGGAGCAGCAGATGCTGTTCCACCTCCTCATCGCGGCCGGCAGCGAGACCACCCGCAACACCTTCGCCCTCGGCGTCCAGGCCCTCATCGACCATCCGTCCGCCTGGCACGCCCTCAAGGCCGACCCTTCGCTACTGCCCTCCGCCATCGAGGAGATCCTCCGCTGGACCTCCACCACCCCCTACAACCGCCGTACCGTCACCCGCCCCACCACCCTCAACGGCGCGGCGCTCTCCCCCGGCGACAAGATCACCCTCTGGTGGGCCTCCGCCAACCGCGACCCTTCCGTCTTCCCCGCCCCCCACACCTTCGACATCACCCGCACCCCCAACCCCCACCTCGCCTTCGGCCGAGGCCCCCACTTCTGCCTGGGCGCCCCCCTGGCCCGCCTGGAGCTCCACGCCCTCCTCACCTCGTTCCTCACCCACATCACCGCCCTCACCCCCACCGCCCCACCCACCTTCACCCGCACCAACAAGCACACCGGCCTCCGCCACATGCCCGTCCTCCTCACCCCCACAGGACCCGGCCGAGCTTGAACTCGTCGTCCACGAGCAGGTGGCCGCGATCGTTCAGCGCCGCCTGCGCCTCGGGCCCGAACTTCTCCACTCCCCGGGGAAGCTCCGGCTCGACGAAGGTCCGGACGAGATCGAGCACCGGACTCCACAAGACCAAGCGCGAAAGCCGACCCTCCAGGTAAGGCGGCGAACGCGGCTGGAGACCGCGCCGAAGCTCGCAGCCACGAGAGACAACGGGCCTTCGAACTCCGTCCGCGCGACAGCGACCGCGGCCTGAAGGTCGAGCATCTCGCCCACAATGGTCATGCCTTCCTGGGCCCCACTGCTCTCGCCATGCCCCCGGTACGAGAACCTCAGCACCCCGAAACCCGCACCCGCCGACCTCTCGGCGAGCCGGACGAACATCCCGCCCTCGTCCCGGTCGACCGTGATCCCGTGAGCCAGGATGACGCCCCCACGTGGCTTCCCGTCCGGAGCGTTGATGGCCGCGTCGATCATGACCCCATCAACCGAGGCGAAATCTCAGCGGCCTCTTCCTCTTCCACGTCGGCCGAATGCAAGACAAGATCTCGCTCCTCTGAACCGCCGACCGCGCCGTAGTCCTCCAGGCCCGAGCACTTGAAGACTCGAGTGATCTTTGGGATCGATCTGTGCTGCCTGATGTCAGGCAATCTTGGCGACGCGGTGGGAACCGGAACGATCAAGGGCCTGATCGACTTCAGTCGATCAGGCCCTTGATCTGCGGCTTTGCCGCTTGTTCAGGTGGAGATGAGGGGATTCGAACCCCTGACCCCTTCGATGCGAACTTTGCGGGAGACCTCGATGCGTTCCGCTCCGCCGCAGGTCAGACCACACGAAGATGCCCCCGATCACGCCGTCCCCGCCGAACTGGGGACGGATTGGGGACGGACTCAACGATGGGCTCCGGGGTCGGAGCTTCCCGCAAGTCAGGCGTTCGAGCCGCGATCCTTTCCCGGATGGCCGCGTTGATGAGCCTCACCCGGGAGCCCGGCCGTCGCCCCGCGACCTCGTCCATCCGGATCCGCTCGTCGATCGCCTTCCACCACAGGCTCTCCAGGACCTCGCGGAGCTCGGCCCGCATCTCCTCGGTGATGTGGGTGTAGTGCTCCGACATGCCGCGCTTCTCATGACCGAGACGCTCCTTGATGAGGACGGGGTCGATACGGGCCGCGCGGAGCCAGGTCTGCTGAGAGTGCCGCAGCCCGTGCGGCGTCAACCCGACCTTGAGCGGCCGCCACGACACCGGCGCGTAGTACATGTCGAGGTCGACCGCCATGCGCCGCCGCGCCGAGTGCTGCGGGATCTTCCCGCCCGTCGCCGACCTGCAGCCCGCACCCGGCGCCGCTTCGCACGTCGGGCAGCCCACGCCGCTCACGTAGGGCGCGTCCCACCGCGGCCGGCCCCCGCCCCGCGGCGGCTCGTAGGAGGCCGAGGGGTCGTCGATGTCTGCGTACGGCCAGGCCGGGCGCAGCAGCAGGCCGCTGCGGGCATCCTCGAGGACCGGCATCTTCGGCCGGGGCTGGGCTCCGCCGATCTCCGGGGTCGCGCCATCGGCTGCTGGGTGCCAGACGCGTTCGCCGAAGTCGGAGCGGCTGGGGTGGGCGGCGTTGCGCGTCAGGAACAGGTAGTCGGTGGCACCGCACTTCCCTGAGCAGGTGCTGCAGACCTTGCCGCGTGTGCGGTCGGCCTGCTGCTCGGTGAGCGCGAGTAGGAACGGCGGGAGGTCGACGATGCGGGTGGAGTCGTCCTTCGGCGGGACGAGGTTGAACCCGTCGAGCTCTTGGAGCTGCTCCAGCAGCCGGTACCGGCTCTTACCCGGCTGAAGGTAGCTGCGGCGGGCGCCAATCGCCTCGCCCCACCGCATGCCCGTCCAGGCCGTCGAGATGAGCAGCCAGCACTCGTCGTCCCGGCCGGTCAGAATCCCGGCCCGCTCCGCGATGAGAAGCGCTTCGATCGGAGTCGCGAACTTCTCCTCCTGCAGCTCTGCGGAGACCACCGCCTGCTTCCGATCGCGCTTGCGGCCGCGGCCTTTCTGCCGGGCGGCGGCGTTCACGTCGATCCGCTCAGGAACCGCGTCGCCGAGGATGACCGACAGCAGGTTCCGTGCATCCTTCGCGGTGCGTTTGGCGTAGGTGCCCTTTCCTACCGCCTTCACGAGCTTAGGGATCGAGCGCTCCCATTCGTCGACCTCTTTGCGGTCGATGATGCTGTTCAGGGGGCGTTCCCCCCACCGCGGGAGGATGTGGTACTCGATCAGGTACCTGGTGTTGCGGTCGGTGGCGGGTTCGACATCGACACCCCGCCACCATTTGTCCGGCTCGAGCCATTCCCGGACGGTGATGTCGCCCTTCTTCGGGTCCCTCCAGCCGGGTCCAGCCCGTTTGATCTCCTCTTCTTTCAGGATGGCGGCGTTGAGCGCGTCCTGCTCCCGCGCGAACGGCTGGTCGAACTCATCCCGTGAGATGGTGCCTTTCTTCGGCTTCTTCGGGTCGTTCCACAGATGCTTGGGGAGTTCGTAGCGGCCGCGCCAGTACAGGCCGCGTTTCTCTGCGCTGGCCATTGCGCTCCTTTCGTTCAGCCGGTCTTGAGTGCGCGGTTGTGGCGCTCCCACATATCGCGCAGGCACAGAACGGCGAACTTGCGTGCGTCCGGCTCGATCTCGCAGTCGACGACGACGTGTGGGAGCGGGGCGATCAGGTGGGTGTAGGCCATCAGCGGCTGCGGCAACCGGAGCGGCTCGATCGAGGAGCAGATGCCGTCGCGCGGGACCTCGGCGACCCGCTTCGGCGGGGTGCCGCGAACCTGAGCCCACAGGTCCGCGATGACGTACGGGTCGACGATCGGCTGCCAGGGCAGGATCAGGACGGTGGTGTAGATGCCGGTCCTGTCCAGCGGAACCCAGGCAGCGCGAGGCCCCGGCCCGACGCCCGTTCGGCCGAGCGCAGCCGTGAACTCCACAGGCGGCTGCCCGTGTTCGCCGACGATGCGAACGTACTCCTCGCGACGGACGTCGTCCGCGGCTTGCAGGCCGGCGACCTCCATGCGGAGCTGGAGGTTCTGCGCCTCCAGCTGGCTGACCTTCCGCTCCCAGTGGGCGGAGATGCTGCTGAGGGCGGATGGTGCAGGTGATGCAGGTGTGAAGTCCACTGTCCGTCCTCTACGTCTTCGTCGAGTTGGGCCAGTGACTCCTCGTGGCTCCCTATATCCACTCACATCACGCAGGAATCGAACAGGAATTCGCAGTCCGCGTTACACAAACGCAACGAAGCGGATCACGCTCTGCGGCGGTCGCTTTGCGAGTATCCGGCGCTCGATCCAGGCGGGTTCCGGAACAGGCGTACGCCGTGGATCGCCATCTGCCGCTCCGCCTCGGGTACCCCGTCGAACCGCCAGATCCACTCGAAGAACGGGTCGCCCTTCACGCCTTCCGGGAAGTCGATGGGGGCGGCCGCGGGCGGCGGCTCCTCAGCGATGCGGAGCGCGAGGATTCGCCTTAGCGTCTCTGCCGCTTCGAGGCGGTCGACGGCGATCAGGTCCTCGGGTGAGACCCCGACGACCGCTGCCATGTGGGCCAACGTCTTGTCGGGCGCGCGTTCCTTGCCCTCTTCAAGCTGGCGCCAGCGCCGCTCAGCAAGCTTCGTTCCGGCTCTTCGCGCGGCTTCTGCTTGCGTCAGGTTCACGGCGTCCCGGCTCCGGCGGATCAGGAGTGCTTCCGGAAACGGATCTTCACGTGACTCGTCTGGCGGCGGTTGGTCCGTCGTCATGGTCGTGGGTTCCCGTCTACGTGGCTCTGCCAAATCCTGCCAGATTCTGCCGCCACTGTACGGAAGTTCCCCGCCGGTAACCAGAACTTCGTTCACCTAGCCGTGAGACTGCCAAATACTGCCGGATCCTGCTTGCAAGAACCGGCAGTTTGCTGTTGTCTACTCCTGTGACGACTTCCACAGACGAGATCGCTCCCGGGCTCTTCGACCCGATGCGCATCGTCGTTGCGCGTACCGCGGCGGGGATGAGCCAGACCGAACTCGGCCTCAAGGCGGGCGTCAACCCGGCCAGCGTCACCAAGCTCGAAAAGGGCCAGGCAGGTCTCGACGTCCTGCACAAGGTCGTCTCGGCTCTCGGCCTGACGCTGAACGACGTGCTGCCGGAGGCCTACCGACAAGAGCCGGCGCGCCTCTACACGCCCGAGGAAACCGCGGAGCGGCTGGGCAACGCCTGGTCACCCACGACTCTGCGCCGCAAGGCCGGAGCTCAGGAGATCTCGCACACGAAGCTCGGCAAGGAGATCCGGTTCTCGGACCGGGACATTGCCGAGATCATCCAGGCCTTTCGGCGGCCTGCGCTTACGCACGCTCAGCGTGCCCACCGACGCCGTAGCAGGAAGACCACGGCCAAGGCCCCTTAAACGGCGAAGGCCCAGCGTGCTGTAACACGCCGGGCCTGATGCGGAGCGACGAGCGCCGCACGCCGCAAACCCTAGCAACCCCAGGAGCGACGATGAACCCCCGTACCAACCGTCCCCAGGACGCCGTCCCCCGGCTCGGCCCGTACCTCGCGCTGAAGGCCCGCCGCGACCTCGCGGTCTGGCTCGCCGACGAGGAAGGCGTCTCCGACGACGCCGTCCGCAAGGTCCTCGGCCGCATCGCCGACCATCTCCCCATCGACCAGGCCGTCGAGGCCTTCGCGAACTGGCGCGAGATTCGCGTCAAGGCCGACGCCCTGAACAGCGGCGACATGGACTGGTCCGAGGCCGCCCCCGACACCATCGGCACCGACCGCGACCTCCAGGTCGCCGAGTCCTCCACCCGCGACGCCGACGGCCTGCTCGCCAAGCTCCTCGGGGAGGCGGCGTGATCTTCGCCTACGCCCTCGCCCTCGCCGCGGCCGCGCTGATCGTCTTCGCCGACACCGCCGCCAGCCTCCACCACTTCCTCGGCCGGACCGCCGCCGCGTGCTGGATCGCGGCCGCCGCCCTCGTCCTCGCCGACGACGCCTTGCTCGCCGCGCTCGCCGCCCTGTTCGCCGCCGCCGTCACCTGGGCGTGGTGGGAGCAGCCCGACGGAGGCGCCCGCATCCGCGAGGTCCTCGCCGACCTGCTCACCGAACTCCAGCTCCTGCGCGGGGGTGCGGCCCGATGATCCGGAACCGGCTCGTTGCCGCCGTCGACCCGACCACGTCAGTCCTGGGCGAGGCTCCGGCCCTGCTGCTCGACCACGAATGCCGCGGCGTCCTGGCCCTCGTGATCAAGGGCAGCTCGATCGTGGACGCCGTCCGCGAGGCATACCGGCTGCGGCGCGCCCACTTCGTCGACGTCGCCGTACTGCCCACCCACCCGTTCCGGACCGAGGCATGGGCGTCCCTCTGCGACCTGTACTGCGGCCACCTCGGCACCGACTCCCCGCGCGCCCTCGAGCAGCTCGACGTGCTGTCCATGCACGTAGCGCACGGCGATGAGCACGAGGTCACCGCGGTGCTCGACTTTCTGACGGGGGTGCCCCAGTGAGCGCACTCCAGACCATCGGCAACGTCCCCGCCGAGCACCTGCGCTTCGGTGACCTCATCTCCGCGCACCCGAAGACCGGTGAGCCCGTCACCTGGCGTCTCGTCTCCGACCCCACCTGGATCGACAACAGCACCCGCTACGCGTTCGGCGTCGCGACGGACGGTGCCTACGGCGACCAGCTGGAGCCCAGGTTCGAGCGCGGCGACCTCGTCTCCGCCCAGGTGACCCCGGCCCGCGCCGCCGCCCTGACCCCCTACGTCGTGCGGAAGGCAGCCCCCACCGGGGCCGGAGTCACCGCACCGAGCCACCTCACGGAGGTGCCTTTGTCCGACGACCTCCCGGCCAACGCCCCCTGCCCCACCTGTGGAAAGCCCGACGTCCCGGTCAACAAGGACGGCGGGCTCCGCAAGCACGGCAGCCCCGTCCGCTGCACCGGCTCCGGCACGAAGATCGGCGCAGCCCGGATTCCCCGCCGCGCCCGCAACGGCTACTACACCTGCCCGATCACCGACGACCAGCTCCGCTCGGTCACCACGATCATCGGCCACGGCATGCCCAAGCCTGCGCTGACCTTCTGGGCCGGAAACCTCGTCGCCGAGACCGCGCTCGACAACCTGCCCAAGCTGAACCGCGCCAGCTTCGACCCCGACGCCCGCAAGGAGGCGTACGACTGGCTGCGCAAGGCCCACGTCCGGAAGAAGGACGAGCGCGGGCACATCGGCGACGCCGCCCACAAGATCATCGAGACGAAGATCCTCAAGCAGCCCATCCCCGAGGCCATCCGCAACGACCCGGAGATGCGGCCCTACCTGGAGCACTTCGAGCAGTTCGTGCAGGACTGGCAGGTCACCTTCACCGCCTCGGAGATGGTCGTCGCCGACTACGACGAACGGTTCGCCGGAACCCTGGACTACCTCCTCAAGAGCCCGCTCCTCGCCGCCGCCCTCGGCTGCCATCCCGACGAGGACATCCTCGGAGACACCAAGACCGGCGGCGAACTCGACGAGCGCACCTCCAGCGGCGACGTCTACGGCGTCTACCCCGAGGCCGGCGTCCAGATGTCCGCCTACCGCAAGGCCAAGTACGGGTGGCTCCGCGACGGCACCCGCGTCGTCATGCCCGCGCGGCACAGCGTCGGTGTCGTCCTGCACCTGCGTCCCGAGGGCTACCGCCTCTACCCCGTGAACTGCGGCGACGAGGTGTTCGAGGCCTTCAAGTTCATCCGCGGTGTCGCCGACTGGGCCACCGGCCCCTCCAAGGGCGTCGTCGGCAACGCCCTCCAGCTCCCCACCGTGCGAAAGGCGGCCTGACCATGTCCATCATCGGTCTGCAGATGCGGATGCGGCAGCTCGGCGAGATCCGGATCGGCCACACCGTCGACACCGGCCGGACCTCCGCGAAGACAGGCAAGGCGATCCTCCGGCCCGAGAAGCTCCAGCAGTTTCGCCTCACCGCCGCGTCCCGCGCCACCCTCGAGCCCATCGCCGCCCTGTATGGCGGGACGGTCCAGCCCTGGACGCCGCCGAACGGCGGACCTCAGGAGTGGGAGGTCTACACCGACACCGACCGCATCCCCGTCATCATCCCGCCGCGCAACGCCGTCACCCAGTACTTCGAGCTGTACCGGGGCAGCCGCTGCGAGCGCCGCTGTGACGGCCAGATCGAGCAGAAGTCCGACAAGCCGTGTATGTGCGACCCGGAGAACCGGGCGTGCCAGATCACCACCCGCCTCAACGTGATGCTCCGCGACGTGCCGGGCCTCGGCGTGTGGCTGCTCACCACCCACGGCTACTACGCCGCGGTCGAGCTGCCGATGGTCGCGGATTTCCTCGCCCAGACCAGCGGCTATGTCGACGCCTGGCTGACGATGGAGCTCAAGCGCGTCACCCGCGCCGACGGCAAGGTCGCCGAGTTCATGGTCCCGAAGATCGACGTGGCCGTCTCTCCCGCCCAGCTCCTCGCGGGCGAGGGCGCGATCTCCACGAAGGCGATCGAGGCCGACCGTGCGCGCGCCGTCGCCACCGGGGAGAAGCCCGCGATCGAGTCCCCGACCTCGTCGGACTTCCCGGCGATGATCGCCCGCGCCGAATCCCGCGCGGAGATCAAGGTGCTGTGGGAGCGGGCGAAGGCCGCTGGCGTCCCCAGCGCCCCGGTCGAGCAGGCGGCCCGCGAGCGGTCCCAGGAGCTGGTCAAGCCGCACCTCATGGCCGCGATGTCGGCCAAGACGCTGGAGGAGTTGTCGGTGGCGCTCACCGCGGCGCGTGCCGCCGGGTTCGCCGAGAACTTGGAGGACGGGTCCGACGTCTCCGGGGCGTTCACCGGCCGCCGCACCTTCCTGTCCGCGCCCTCGACGCCGGTCTCGTCCGAGCCCATGCAGCCCGCCCGGCCGCCCGTTACCGCGAGCCCGCAGGAGCTGTGGCAGCAGATCGTCCCGGCGTGGCCGGGCGACCGCACCAGCGACTGCGAGAAGGCCTTCACCGGCAGGTACGGAGTTCCGCCGCACCAGGCCACTGCGCTCGACCTCGCCGAGTTCCTCGACGCCATTCGCTCCGGTGAGTACTCCGCCCCGGCCGTCGACGAGGTGCCGCTGCCGCCCGCCCCGGCGCACGACGAGCCGCCCTTCTAGGCCGTTGACGTTCCCCCGCACGCTCCCCGCCGGGCTCACCACGAGCCCGGCCCGGGGAGCCACCCCCGACCACGAGCAGGCCCCCACCCTGCAGGAGGACCGATGAGCTGGATCGCCGAGACGATGTTCGGCTTCGACACCGAAACCACGTCTGTCGACGTCGAGACCGCGCGGATCGTGCAGATCGCCCAGGTCATGGCCGACGCCCGCAACCGCACCACCACCCAGGACGTCCAGCTCATCAACGCCGGAGTCGACATCCCCGAGGGTGCCTCCGCCATCCACGGCATCACCACCGAGCGGATGCGTGCCGAAGGCCTCGACCCGAAGAAGGTCCTGGAGCACTACGCCGACGAGCTGTCCTCGGCCATGGCCGGCGGCACCCCCATCGTCGGCATGAACCTCGCCTACGACTTCACCCTGTTCGACCGCGAGCTGCGCCGCCACGGGCTCCGCACACTCGACGCCCGTCTCGGCCGCGCGATCGGCCCCGTCGTCGACGTCTACGTCCTCGACAAGCTGTGCGATCCGTGGCGGCCGACTAAGAACAGCGGAGGCAGGAAGCTCGGCGCGATGGCCAAGCACTACGGTGTCCGGCTCGACAACGCGCACGACGCCGGTGCCGATGCCCTCGCGTCCTGCCGGATCGCCTGGCAGATGGTCACGTGGGGAAGCAAGCCCGTCGAGTTCTTCCTCCAGTTCCCGCACGTCCAGAACAGCAAGAAGCAAACCTCGGACCAAGCGGCGCGGGACCTGCACCGCAACTACCAGCGGCTCACCGAGATCGACTTGGTCCAGCTGCACCAGGCCCAGATCAAGGCCAAGCGCAAGCAGGACGCCGAACTCCGCGACCACTTCGCGAAGCAGGGCAAGCCCTGCGACGCCGACGGCCTGTGGCCGATGCGCCCCTACAAGCCCGCCGCGGTGAAGGCATGAGCGCCACCGAGCTCGGGCCCTGGGCTGTCGTCGTCCCCGGAGGGGAGACCGGCTACGCCTACGGGCGCTTCGTCGAACGGGAGATCGCCGACCGGTTCGCCGCGTTCGTCGCCGCCAAGTTCGACACCACGGCGGTCGTCGTCCCCGACACCGAGGTGTCCGCCGACGCGGTCCGGCTCGACGCGGCCCGCGAACTTCTCAACTGGTGGGACACGCAGCCCGCCGCGACGGTTGCCCCCGCCGTGAACGGCTGCGGCTGGTGCGGCTACGCGCAGACCGGGCACGGCATCCGCTACTCGGCGATCCCCGGGCTGCACGCCTGGACGGCCCCGACCGACCGGCAGCGCCTCAACCGGATGAGCGCCCGCCGCGCCGCCCGCACCACCCCCACAACGCCAAAAGGCCCGGCGATTGCGCCCGCCAGGCCCCGGCTCCCCTGAAGAAGGGATCACGAACATGACCATGGTAGACCCCGCCGTCAGCGTCACCGCTGAGCAGATCGCCTACTTCCGCAGCGAGCACGCCGCGATCGCGACGACCCAGGACTCCGTCCAGCGCGCGACCCGTGACGTCCCCCTGCTGAAAGCGCAGATCGACCAGTTGCAGAAGCAGCTCGCCGACGCCGAGAACTGCCTCGCGCTCAACGCCGTCGCCCTGCCGCTCCGAATCCGCGCCCTCCAGCTCCTCGCCTCGGAGATGAACTTCGAGCTTCCGCCGCTCACCTGCGGAGACGTCCCCGCCACGGTCTCGCTTCCTCCTGCACCGACTGCCACGCTCGGAGGAGAAAGCGTCTCGGGCAATCCCGCCTGCTCCGTGTGCGGGCACCTGATCGAGCAGATCGGCAGCGCCTTGTTCCACGCCGGGACCGGCCTGGTCGAGTGCGCCGAGGAGCACATCGCCGAGTTCCGCAAAGCCCAGACCGGGAACAAGGCCCCGGGCCTCGACTGCGGCACCACGACCGAAACGCTGCCCCGCCCCATCAAGGCCAGCGACATCCGCACCAACGACGTCGTGACGGACGAGAACAACACCGAGTGGCGGTGCACCGCGCCGAACACCCTGATCAACCCTGACGGCGAGAACTGGCCGACCGGCGACGCCGAGGAAATCCACGGCCAGTTCACCCTCATCGCGCGGAACGGAGCTGGCAAGTGACCGCAGCCACGAACGCTGCGGTCTGCCGCTGCGCCGAGCCCGACATGACCGACGACGACATGTACCAGTGCGAGGCCGACGACTGCGTCGCCCACGACTACCTCGCCGGCGGCGGAGCCAGCGGTGCCGCGGCCTGGCCCCGCGTCGCCACGAGCGGACCCGCGCCGTTCCACACCAGCCGCTTCCCCGCCCCGGGGAGCTTCGCGATCGAGCGGGCTGAGCGTTACGTCCGTGGCGAACTGCCCGGTGCGGAGGACGAGGGCCAGGACCTCGACTTCGAGCAGCCGACCCTGCGCATGCGGAAGATCGTCAACGCCGCACTGACGGCCCCGGCCGGACAGGTGTCCGTCGAACACCAGCAGATCCTCAACGGCTACTACGACGTGACCTGCGGCGACTGCGAGACCGGCCGCTGCCACGGATCCGGCCCGTGCGGCTGCGACCGCCACGACGTCAGCGTCCGGTGGCGAGTCCGGGGCGGTGACCGATGAAGCACGCCTTCCGGATCGACCAGCTCGTCGACGTCTACGCCGTCAAGGCTCGCATCAGCTACGTCGGCGACCCCGCCGACAACGAGGTATCCCTCACCATCACCCGCGGCGACCGCACCTACACCCACATCCTGCCCCTCGACGCCGACACCGTCAGCATCATCGACCACGACGACGCCCAGCAGCAGACCGACCCCGCGAAGGCCGGGCACTACCGCGTCCTCGCCCGCCGTGCCAGCAACCGAGTCCGCAACCTACGACGGAAGCTTCGGGACCTCCAGAACAAGACCGACCGGTTGCAGCGAGACCTCAACGCCGAACGCCAGAAGACGGCCGCCTTCCGGGCCGAAAACGACCGGCTCACCCGCGAGCTCAACGCCGCCCGTCTCACGAAGGTCGCCACCGCGCACGGAGGCAGCCGATGACCCCCTCTGACCTCCGCGCCGTCGCCGCCCTCCTCCGGGAGGGCGGCGGCCCCTCCGTCACCCTCTTCACGACCACCTTCGACGACGGCACCCAGTCCAACCACATCATCGCTGTCTGCACCGGAGACCACTCCGGCCAGTACATCGACCGGTGGGGCTGCTGCCAGAACTGCCGGTTCATCGGCGGCTACGACCAGGCCCTCACCGCCAACGTCGCCGGCCTCCTGCGCGCCCAGCCCGCCCTCGCCGACTGGCTCGACGAGGCCGCCGACCAGATCGAGCAGATCCACTCGAAGGCCCGCAGCGAGATCGAGGCACGCTCGCGACACGCCGTCGCCGTGGCCACCCCGCTCCGCACCTACCAGCAGCTCACCGCATCGAGCGAAGACCCGCAGATCACCGCGCTCCGCGCCGAGAACCAGCGGCTCCGCGACGAGCTGGAGAAGCGCGCGCAGCAGCTCGTCGACGCCGAGCGCCGCGCCAGCTCGAACGGAGGCAACCGGTGATCAAGCCCATCTCCGAGAAGCAGCTCACCGACACCCGCGACTGGATCCAGGACTGCCGCATCCGCGGCGACCTGACCGTCGGCGACATCTACGCCCGCGACCTCCTCGACGAGGTCGACCGGCTCCGCCAGATCCTCGCCGCACTCGCAGCACCATCCGACGAACTCGTCACCACCGCCGCCCAGGCCTGGCGCGCCCAGCGCGCCAACGCCGGGCTCCTGTCGGAGAACGCGCCGCTCCGCCCCACCAGCAGCATGATCACCCTCACCCGCGACGTGCTGACCTCCACGCTGCCCGCCCTCCTGGCCGCTCTCGGCGAGACCGAGACGCGCTCCACGGAGAAGGTCGTGGCGGACCGCCTGTCGGCGTTCTTCCGCGAAGTCGTCGCAGCGGCCAAGAGCTACACCGACGACGAGAGCTGCGTCATCGCCGAACTGCCCTTCATGGCGGAACTCGACCAGATCGCCGACGTGAAGTACGGCATCGCCTTGGACGGAGGCGGCCGATGAGCACCACCTCTATCCACCGCATCCACTGCAACGCTCCGTCCTGCACGTCCTCCGAAGTGACCGGCAAGCCAGGCGACTCCCCCTCCGGCTGGATCGAACTCCGCTCCACCTCTCACCTCGTTGCGCCTCCGCCTGTGTTCCGAGGCCGAGACCTGTACAGCCAGGCGTTCTCGGAACGAACCAGCGGCAGCTTCAGTCTTGACCTGTGCCCTGGCCACACCACCGTGTTCGACGGGCACCTCCCCCGCACCGAAGGGCAGGTCAGGATCCGCACCAGCGGCCCCCACCGCATCACAGTGTCCTGCGAGTGCGGTGCATCCCTCGGCTGGACATGGATCGAGAACACCACCCCGAACCAGCCGGGACCGAAGAACACCCGTGAGCGCCTGTGGTGGGAGCACCTCCCCGCCGATCTCCGCGCCTATCACCGGGAGATCGGAACGCCTTCAGTCGACGGGCAGGTCGCCGAGATCTGTGAGCGGTGGCGACACGTGAAGACCAACGAGCGGCCGACCATCTCACTTACGAACTCGTCCTCCCCCGGCCTCCTCCTGAACGCCCTGTCGCACGCCCTCACGGATGTGCCCGCCCTGCTGTCCGAGGTCGAACGGCTCGAAGGCCTGGTCAACGTCGCACGGAACGCCCTCACCTGCGTCCCGACCTGCTGCGAGCACTACGCCGACCACGGCCCGGATGAGGCCCCCCACTGCAAGAAGTGCCGGAACGGCGCCGCAGTTCAGGAAGCCCTCGACCTCCTCTCTGGAGGTGAGCCGCAGTGACCGGGAGGATCAAGATTCGACGTGCGGTTGCCCTGGAGCTTCTGGAGGTTGCCGGGTCCGAACCCGTAGACGGGTTCGTCTTCGAGGCCGTCCAGAAGGGCGAGGGCCGCCGCTGGAACCGAACGGACCTGCTCGTCATCCGCCGCGAAGTCGACGGACTGCTGTTCGCCTCCTCCTTCAGCGTTGGCCTGACCGAGAACCAGCCGGACGACTACTGGGGCTCCGCCAGCTGGGACTACGAAGGCGGCCAGGAACACGCCGAGTTCCACCCCGTACGCAAGGTCGAAGTCATCACCTACGCCTACCGGGCGGTGAGGTGATGTGCGTGTTCTGCGGAGCGTTCGAGGTCCTCTACAACGCGCCCGTCGAGGTGATCGGCAAAGGACGCGACAAGGAATACAGCGCCGTCGTCACCGGAAGCGGCGGGCGCTGGAAGCCGAAAAGCGACAAGCCCCCGCTCGTGCTCACCGCGGCACCAGTGCCCGATGACGTCCCCCTCAGCCAGGAGGACATCGCGATCCTCGCCCTCCTGGCCACCGGCAAGACCATCGACACCCTCTCCCGCCAACTCAAGATCAGGCGCCCCAGCGCGCACGCACGAGTCCGCGCGATCTGCGCCCAGATCAACGTCCGCAACCCGATCGCAGCCGTCGCCTGGGCCGCCCGGCGAAACCTCATCTAGGACCACCGATGACCGACAAGCAGAGCAAGGCCCGCGAGTACGTCCTCGCCGACCTCGTCGACGCCACCAACGAGGTCGACGACGCCATGAACCTCCTCACCGAAGCCCGGTACCCGGTACCCGCAGCGCTCACCGCTCACCTGCAGGCCGCCCGCGAACAGCTCGCCGCCGCCCTCACCATCGCCAAGCAGGGCGACGCCTACCGGCCCCGCTGCGCACACCAGTGCCCCAACCACGCCCACACCTGCGACCGCACCCCGACCCACCTCAGTGACCACCGCGACCAGCAGCAGAAGGGCACCCACACCTGCTCCTGGCCCAACGAGCCCGACCACATCACCATCCGGATCTCCGGCGGCAGCGACGACCTCGTCGAAGTCGAAGGCTGCGAAGGCGCCGACGAGTTCAACTGCTGGGGCATCGGCCTCACCGGCTGGCGCGGCGACCTCATCGGCGGCACCGACACCGAGACCCTCCGTATCTATGCCATCTACAACGGCATCTGGACCTTCGCCGCCACCGCCAGCGACGAATCCCTGCCGATGCCGGACTGGCCCATCCGCATCACCGACCACCCCGACGTCGGCCACAGCGCCCTGGTGGAGATCGACGCGCCTGCCGGCACCCGACTCACCAACGTCACCGCCCTCGGCGGTGACCGGTGAACATCCCCGCCATCCTCGACCGCGCCGCCACCGTCATCGAGAAGAACGGCCACCACAAGGGCGACTACTTCGACGAGAAGCAGGCCGGTGACCTGGTCATCTACACCAGCGAGTGCCGCGTCTGCGCCCTCGGCGCCATCATCGTCGGCGCCGGAGGCAACCCACTCAACGGGCTGCTCGGCACGGACTCCGAGCCCGCCGCGCGAGATGCCGCCCGCGCCTTCGCCCTCCACCTCCACAACGTCGAAGCCACCGCCAGCGACAGCATCAAGCTCGTCGGCGACTGGAACGACGCCCCCGAACGCACCGCCGAAGACGTCACCACCCGCCTCCGCGCCTGCGCCGCATCCCTCCGGGCGGCGGCATGAACACCGCGCCCTCGATCAGCGACGCCGTCACCCTCATCAGCCACCTCAGCGAGCGCATCGGTCACCGGCCCATCACCACCGACAGCCCCCCAGGACCCCACGACCGGTCCACCGGCGCCGGCTGGCGCATCAACGGCCAGGACGTCGGCCTCAGCATCGGCCTCGACCCCCACCTCACCGAATGGGAACTCCACGCCTGGCAGGCCGACCCCGCCTGGGACGCCGAACTCCACGTCTCCACCCAGCTCGCCCTCACCGACGCCATCACCCCCATCCTCCCGCCCCTCCTCCGCACCACCAGGACCACCACCGTGACCGCCTCCCACCTCCTCACCGCCGCCATCACCGCCTTCTGCACCAGCGGCCCCATCGGCATCGGCATCCTCCACCTCGCCACTCGCCTCAAGCGAGCCCGCCGATGACGCACCTCGACATCGCACTCGCGCTCTTCTTCAGCATCGGGGCGCCCCTCGCCATCGTCCACAGCCACCGCGGCGGCCGCCGATGACCAACCACGCCACCACCTTCCGCCAGGCCGCAGCAATCCTTCGCACCGCCAACAACCACCTGCCGACCGGCCCGTGGAACCTGGCCACCACCGCGTCCAGCATCACCATCACCTCACCCGACCGCCACCGCCGCGGCCGCCCCGACAACATCGTCGTCGCACAACGCCCGAACAGGCCCGGGTCCGCCGCAGTCCTGGCCTACCTCGCCATCTTCGACACGATCTTCACCAGCCACCTCGCCGACGCCTTCGACGACCAGGCCGCCGACGACGAAGCCGGACCCTGCGACGCCGAGCCCGAACCCTGCAGCCACTGCACCACCCCGAACACGCTGTACCTGCCGCTCCTGGCCATGGCCGAAGCCATCGTCGCCCGCGCCGAGGAGCAGCCAGCATGACCAACGCGCTCTTCGACCTCGACGACCCGACCAGCAACAACCTCACCGAGCCGAAGCTGTCCGCCCAACGCCGCATGACCCTGCGCAAGCAGGCAGCCCTCGAGCGCGGCCAGCACCCCCTGTCCGTCCTCTTCGGCCACCTCCCCCTCCACAAGGACGCCGCTCCCGCCAACGACCGAACCGCGGCCGGCCTCCGCTGCGGCAGCTGCGCCCACCGCGGACCCGGCTTCTACGGCTACCCCAAATGCCTCATCGCCAATGGCGCCCGCATCAGCAACAGCGCCAACAGCGAATGCCGCGCCTGGTGGCCCGCCTGCCACGACTACACGCCGCGGAGGGACGCATGAACGCCCCCTCCACCGACAAATGCCCCCGCTGCAAGAACGAGCCCATCGCTGTCCGCGGCCTCGGCCAGTCCTGCTACGACCGATGGAAGCGCCTCGACCGCCGCGGCGACCCCCGCGCCGAAGCACTCACCCCGCCGCTCACACGCAAAGCGTCGACCCCAGAGAAAGCCGCGAAGATGCGCGCCGCCAGGTCCGCCAAGGCAGCCGAACGCCGCGCGGCCTACTGCGAACTCCGCCGTGTCGGGCACTCCAAGTGGGTCGCCTCCCACGTCCTCGGCGTCACCAAGGCCTCGATGTACAAGAACTACGAACCCGCCTACCAGGCAACCCTGAAGGCGAGGGCCGCATGAGCACGAGCCTGCCCCGCGTCGTTGGCATCGACCTATCCCTCACCGGCACCGGCCTCGCCCTCCCCGACGGCACCCTCCACACCATCACCACCGGACCCGGCGACCACATCTGGGACCAGCACTCGCGACTCGCCTACATCGTCGAGCAGGTCATCGAACTGGCTGAGGCCGGCACCTACCCCGGCCTCGTCCTCGCCGTCGTCGAAGGCCCCTCCTACAGCTCCAAGGGCGCCGGAACCTGGGACCGCGCCGGGCTCTGGTGGCTCGCCATCGACCGGCTCATCGAGAACGCCGTCCCCCTCGCGATCGTCCCGCCCTCCAACCTCAAGCTGTACGGCCACGGCAAGGGCACCGCCAACAAGGCCGACATGCGCATGGCCCTCTACCAGCGCACCGGCGCCGACGTACGCGACGACAACCGCGTCGACGCCGCCTGGCTCCGCCTCATGGGCCTCGACAAACTCGGCCACCCCCAAGTCGACATGCCCAAGAACCACCGCCAAGCCCTCGACAAAGTCACCTGGCCCACCCGCCTGGAGGCATCGTGACCACCCCGACGCCCCGCGGCCAGAGCCGCACCATCACCTGCAAGCACTGCCGCAAGCCCGCCGAGAACGCCGGCCACGGCTACTGCAGCGCCGACTACCAGCGCTGGACCGACGCCGGACAACCCCCCGAAGGACCCGCCCCCGCCCGCCACGGCCGAGACGCACGCCGCAACGCCTACCTCGCCGCCCGACTCCGCGGCCTCAACGTCCACGACGCCGCCGCCGCCGTGAACATCTCCACCCGCACCGGCTACCGCTACGAACACGCCCTCGCCACCCAACTCAAGGCCACAGCATGACCCGCCCCCACGGCCACGCCCGTTTCCGGAAGGGCCCCAACCAAGACGGCGTCGAAGGCAAGGGCTGCCGCTGCGCCATCTGCCGGGCCCATCGAGGACGGGTGGAGAAGCGGTACAAACTCCGTGCCCTGCGTGGCACCCTCATGCTCACCGACGCTGCTCCAGTCCGCGCCCACGTGCAGAGGCTCATCGCCAGCGGGCTCACCACCCGACAGATAGTCGAAGCCGCCAACATCTCCAGAGGTGCGCTCCGACGTCTCCTATGGGGCAGCGACGGATTCGCGCCGAGCAGCCGCATCAGCACCGATAACGCGCACGCCATCCTCGCGATCCCAGTCGAGACGATGCCCACCAGCGGACTCGTCTCCGCCCTCGGCAGCCGCCGCAGGCTCCAAGCCCTCTCCGCACTCGGGTGGGCACGCACCTCCCTCGCGCAACGCACCGGCCTTTCCCACACCACCATCACCTTGATCCGCACTCCCAACGGCACCAAGAAGGTCGCCCCGAGAACCGCCCACGCCATCAAGGCGGTTTACGAACGACTCGCGGACACGCTCCCAACCACAGACGACCAGCCACTCGCCTCCACCACCCGCACGCGCAACTACGCCCGCCGTGCCGGCTGGCTCCCGCCCGGCGAATGGGACGACGACCAGATCGACCACCCCGAAACCACACCCCCAGCGGCAAACCCGGAACCCCGCTACCTCGCCCTCGCCTTCGACGCCCACGAACTCATCAACGAACAGCGCCACAGCCTCACCCAAGCGGCCGAACGACTGAGCGTCAGCCCCAAATACCTCCAGAAATGCATCGAACGCGCCCGCAACCACAACACCGACAGGAAAACCGCATGACCGATCCGCGCCCCTTCGCCTCCGTCCTCGCCGACATCAACTACGGCGAATTCGCCGACCAGCTCGCCGAGGAGACAGCCGAACTCGTCAGGGCCGTCACCACCAACAACCGCAAGGGCAGCATCACCGTCACCCTCGAAATCGCCCCCCGCAAGGGAGGCCGCGGCCTCAACGTCACCGGCCGACACAACCTCAAGCTCCCGCAGGCCGAGCCCGTCGAATCCGTCTTCTTCCCCGACGCCGACGGCAACCTCCACCGCGACGACCCCCGCCAGACCTCCATCGGCGAACTCGTCGACCTCAACAGCGGCACCACCCGCGACCCCATCAAGCTCCGCGAAGCCTGACAACCCCATCCATCAGGAGAAACACACCGATGAGCTACCCCGACTACGACCGGCGTCCCGACGCCAACGGCACCAAGGTCATCGTCGACACCGCCACCCGCGCCGCCGGCATCGTCGCCCTCGAAACCGGCAAGTACCACGCCTGGGCCTCCACCGACGGCACCATCAAGACCCTCGACCTCACCGGCGACCAGTTCCGCGAGTTCCCCGCCGCCAAGACCGGCAGCACCACCGTCCTCGACCTGCCGTCCTTCGTCCATTACTGGCAGCGGCACCACGACGACGACTCCGAGCTGTTCCTCAACACCGACAAGCTCACGATCACTGCCGTCCTCGACGCCCACATGGGCTACGAGCCCGTCAACGAGGGCGCCCGCTGGGGCAGGCACCGGCTCACCCTGAAGGCCATGCACACGCCCGAGTTCCTCGGGTGGATCGGGCTGAACCGGCAGGGCATGGGGCAGCGGACGTTCGCCGAGCACATCGAGGACCACCTCAAGACGATCCTCGAGCCCGACGCCGCGACGATGCTCGAGATCGCCGAGACGTTCCAGGCCTCGACGAAGGTGAAGTTCTCCTCCCGGACCCGCCTGTCCAACGGCGACCGGCGCCTGGAGTGGGAGGAGACCACCGACGCCCGCGCCGGCGAAGGCGGGAAGCTGACCGTCCCGTCGACCTTCACCCTCGGCCTGAAGCCGTTCGAGTGGTCGGAGCCGTACAAGGTCACCGCGCGGCTGCGCTACCTGATCACCGGCGGCGAGCTGCGGATCACCTACCTGCTCGACGACCCGGCGCGGATCGTCGAGGCCGCGATGCGGAAGCTCGCCGCCGACCTGCAGGAGGCCATCAACCCCGGCTGGACGCAGCCCAGCGAGGAGCACCCGGACGGCTCGGGCGACCTGAAGTTCCGGGTCATGCACGGCGCCTTCTCCTCCTGACGTTCTGCGGCGGTGCGGGCACCACGCCCCACCCGCACCGCCCCTCCTCCGCTCCCTCGAAGGACGTTGATGCCCGACCTCGACGACCGCGCACACCACTGCGCCAGGCCGAACTGTCCGCGCACCACCTGGATCGCCGACCTCGTCCACACCATCCGGGAAACCACCCCGGACCTCACGGACGAACGCCGCGCCCAGATCGTGCACGACCTCGCCATGACGTACGTGCCGACCGACGAGACCACCGCGCAACTCCTGCTCCGCGCTGCCGCCGACCTCGCGAACTCCCGCGAGGAGCCCGGCAGTGACTGATAAGGCCCGAGCCCTGTCCTGCAAGTACTGCTCCCGCGGAGCCGTCGTCATCCTGTCGGCCCACAACCCCCAAGGCCCCATCGTCCGCTCCGCATGCGGCGCCTGCCCCACCCACGAAACCCAAGCCCGCCGATGGGTCGCACAGACATGGCCCGCCCGCGCCGGGCCGATCGCCGAAGAGCGCCTCACCACCGCCGAGGACGACGACGACCTCACGCTCTTCTAACCAGCACGTAGGGACCAGGGTGACCAACCGCGCAGATCTCGACGCCGCACGCGAGTGGCTCGCCACCGTGTACGGCGACACACCTGGTCTGATCAACATCGTCTGCACCGGCAACTGGGCCGGAGCTTTCTACCCCACCGACGAGGCCGGGCTGTCCGGCGCCGTCGACTACATCCGCCGCCTGGACGACGCCGGGAAAGCCGGCATCTACGCCCGCGTCACGACCGTGAAGGAGCAGCCGCCGGAGGGCCGCCGCGGCTCAGCGGACCTTTCGCTGAGCTTTCCCGGGTTCTGGGCGGACATCGACATCGCTGGGCCCGGTCATAAGACGGACAAGCCGCTGCCGCCCGACACGGCAGCGGCCTTCAAGATCGTGGAGACGTCCGGTCTGCCGGAGCCCACCTTGTGGGTGCATTCCGGCGGAGGCGTCTACCCGTGGTGGATGCTCCGTCAGCCGCTGATCATCGACGACACCAACCGGGACTCCCTCGCCGCTCTGTCGGCGCGCTGGCAGAAGATCCTCGGCGCTGCCTCGGAGCGGCTCGGCTACCACTACGGCACCGGCGTCGGCGACCTCACGCGCGTCCTTCGGATCCCGGGCACGGTGAACCGGAAGGAAGGCCTCGCCCGGCCCTGCCAGATCCATTCGACCAGCGGCGAGACGTACGAGTTGCGGACGCTCGCCGACCTGGTCACGGGGATCGAGCTGCCCGCCGCCCCGACACTGCCCTCGGTTGCGGTTGCTCCTCCGCCCCGCCGCCCGATCAGGTCAGGGTTCGGCAGCGTTGGCCCGTTCGACGCCCTCGCCGAAGCCGCCTCCTGGCGCGACTTCTTCGAGCCCCTCGGCTGGGCATTCGCCGGAACCGAACGCGACGGCGCAGAGCTATGGCGCCGCCCGGGCGGCACCTCCGCCTACTCCGTCCGCTGCGGATACAACGGCGTCCCCGTCGCCGTCGTCCACTCCGAAGAGACCGGGCTCCCCTCGGGCGCCGGCCACAAGCTGACCATGGGCCGCCTCCTCGCCCACCTCCACTACGCAGGAGATGAGCACGCCGCGGCGGCGGACCTGCGTGCCGCGGCCGCCGGGTCTCCGACGGCGGGTGCGGCGCGGCGGCTGCGCGCGACGGTCCTGGACCATGTGCGGCGCCGGTGCGACATCCCGGCCTGGACGCAGGCGCGCGGGCTGCCCGTCCCGGACGAGCCTCTGCCGCCCCCGCCGCCCGGCCCGGACGGGTGGGAGCCGCCCCCCGTTGACGAGCCGCCCTCGTTCGTTGACGAGGACACCCCGGAGCCGGGAGGTGATGACCCCTTCGCTATCGGCGAAGGGGCTACCGGTCCGGACGTCCGGCAGCTCCTGGCCGGTACTGACGAAGCCGTGCTCCTCGCGGGCCGGTTTCCCGACCGAGAAACACTCGCCGGACTCCGCTGGACCGCGCCCGGATCCGAAGCCCGTGACCGGCCGCTGCCCGTCTTCCCCGTCGACGCGCTGCCCGGCAGGGTCGGCGAGTTCGCCACGGCCGTCGCGACCTACACGCAGGTCCCCGTCGACCTCGTGGCGTTCGCGATCCTCGGCGCGCTCGCCCTGGTCGTCGGAGGCCACGCCACCATCAACGGCCAGTGGCGCGAGAACGCCCTCAACCTCTACCTCGTCAGCATCCTCGACTCCGGTGAAGGCAAGTCCCCGGCGTTCGACGCCGTCACCCCGCCCGTCCGCGACCTCGAGCGGCGCCTGCGCGCGGAGTGGAAGGCCGCCTATGAGGACAAGGCCGAGGCCTACGACATCGCGCTGAAGACCCGGGACCAGCTCGTCACGAAGCTGTCCCAGGCCGCTGACAAGCGCAAGCGCCAGGACCTGCGCGCCGACCTCGACGCGCTGAACAACGAGATCAAGGAGCTGAAGCCTCCGCCCAAGCCGCAGCTGTTCGTCGGCGACATCTTGCCCGAGGCGCTCGCCCGGTTGATGCACCGCGTCGGTGGCCACGCCGGCGTCATGTCCGCCGAGGGCAACTTCCTCGGCAACATCAGCGGCCGGTACAACAACGGCCGGCCGAACCTCGAGCTGGTCCTCGTCTCCTACGACACGTCGGAGCCGTACCGGGTGGAGAGGATCGGACGGGACCCGTTCGAGATCGACCGGCCCTCCCTGAGCATCAGCCTCGCGGTCCAGCCCGTCGTCATCGCAGACCTCACCAGCAGCCCGGCGGTCACCGACCGCGGCTTCCTCAACCGGTTCCTCCTCACCCAGCCCCAGAGCCTCGCCGGACGACGCGACCCCAAGCCCCCGCGCATCCCCGCCGAGCTCATCGCCGAGTGGCACCGCGTCCTGACGCGCGCTTATTACGCCGTCCTGCCGGGCGGTGAGAAGTTCGACCCTGAGACCGGCGAACCACGGCCGCCCGCCGCCATGCAGGTCACCCCGACCGCCGAGGACGAGCACCTCGCATGGCGGTCCGCCCTCGAGTGGCGCCTCGACCCCGACGATGGCGACCTCGCCCCCATCAAGGGGTGGGCGCGCAAGCTCACCGGCACTGCCTACCGACTGTCCGGAATCCTTCACCTCGCGGCCGGGCTGCCGACCGGCCAGCCGGTCGACTCGGGCACGATGCGGGACGCGCTGACGATCGCGGACTACTGCATCCCGCACGCCCAGGTCGTGCTCACCGACCCGGCGGTCGCGGGTGGGGTGCAGCTGAACGAGCCCGCGCAGCATGTCCTCGGCTGGATCCGCCGCAAGCGCCCGGAGACGGTGACGGTGGAGGCCGTTCGGGTGGGGCTGCGCGGCCGGCGGTGGGTGAAGGAGCTCGGGGCCGATGGGGTCCGGGCGACGCTCGTGTACCTGGCGAAGCGGGGGTGGCTGGCGTCGGTGGTCCGTTCGGATGCGGCGGGCCGGCGGCTGGGTGACGGGGCGTTCGTGCCGCATCCGGATCTGTTGCAGGGGGCGCTGTGATCGAGCTGCTTGCGGGGGACATCCGGTACATCCGGTATGTGCCCGGTATCGATGTACCGGATGTCTTTGGGCCTGTGACCTGCGGGAACACCGACGTTCGGTACATCCGGTACATCCGGTATGCGGTACACCCCCAGATCTGGGTGGGGCAGGGTCAGCGGACCCCTCGTTGTGCACGCTGTGTGATGTACCGGATGAGGGCCAGGGGATACCGGATGTCTCTCAGAAATACCGGATGTCTCGGTGGTCATGTTTCGTCCGGTATGCCCCTATATATAGTAGTAAACAAGATCATTATTACTACTACTATAGATATAACTACTCTAAGTAGAAGTTTTGAGGCCCCTGGGGCCCCATCCCCAGATCTGAGCCCTACCCGGTACCGGATGTACCGGATGTACCGGACGACCCCCGAAACTCACACAGCGTCACGAACGCGCGGGCGTCGACCCCACCACACCCACACCACCCGGAAGGGCCGCTCCGCCATGCCCACAAACGACCCATGGGCACCCCTCCCGGCCGCCGCCCGCCCCGCCCACACCGAGATCCACATCTGCCACACCGACCCCCCAGAAGCCCTCTCAGCCCCTCCCGTGACCCTCCCTGAGGAACAGCCCCTCCCCGCCTGGAAAGAAGCCCCCGCCCCCTTCTGCAGCCCCCGCAGCCTCCACTGCACCAACCCCGAATGCCCCTGCCCCTCCCTCTGCCTCCACACCGCCGAACGCCACACCACCAACGTCTGCATCACCACCCTCCGCACCACCGCCCACCTACGCACCAGCCCCACCGGAACGACCCTCTACGTCGTCCGCTGCCCCCACTGCCGCGCCCACCACACCCACACCACCCACCCGAACGCACACCCCTACCGCCGCGCCATCTGCGGCGGCACCTACGTCCTGGACCCCGCATGAGCCTCACCCGCACCCTCCGCCGACTCCTCCGCCTGACCCGAGGCCACGCACCCGCACCCGACGCCGTCACCGACCCGACGCCCGTCCCCCAGCCCGAACCGATCGAGCAGGCACCACCGCCTCCCCCGGCCCCGGCCCCGGCCCCGGCCCCGGCCATCGAGTGCACCACCAAGCCGCGCATCCGCCCCGCCATCGCCGCCCGCCTCGCCGACCCGAACTTCCGCCGCCCCCGCGCCGACGAGATCGGCCCGCCCAGCAACGAAGAGGACAGCATCACCCCCTGGGAGTACGGCTGGCTCAACCTCCGCGCTGATGAGCGGAACTGGAGCAGCCGGTGAAAGACACCTGCGACCGCTGCGACCAGCCCCACCCGCGCTGCAACGCCCACGCCGAAGGGGGCACCCGCCCCTGCATGCGCTGGCCCCGCAAGGGCTCCGCCGTCTGCCCCCGCCACGGAGGCAAAGCCCCCCAGACCGTCGCCGCCGCCACCAAGCGCCGCGAAGCCGCCGAGCTCGAGGAAGCCGTCACCACTTACGGCCTGCCCCGCAAGGTCGGCGCGGCCGAGGCACTCCTCGAGGAGCTGTACCGCACGGCCGGCGTCGTCTCGTACCTGGAGGCCGAGATCCGGGAGCTCGGCGGCGAGGGACTCATCTGGGGAAAGGTCGAGGAGACCGACGCTCCTCTGACCGAGTACGGCGGCGGCACCCAGACCAAGTACGCCGCGGTCCCGCATGTCCTCGTGCAGCTCTACCAGCGCGAGCGCGCCCACTACGCGAAGGTCGCCAAGGACTGCCTCACCGCAGGCGTCGACAAGTCCATCATCGACGTCTACGAGCAGGTCGGCGCCTCCTACGTCGCCATGTTCGCCCGCGTCCTGGACCAGCTCGGCCTCACACCCGAGCAGCGGTCCAAGGTCCGGCCGGTCCTCCTCGCAGAACTGCAGGCCATCCGCGCAGGGGCGGAGGCCCAGTGACCGACCAGCTCCGCCTCGGCAAGACCGTCCTGCAGCTCCTCGACGGGCAGCCGTTCCCCTACACCCCGGGCCGGTTCGGATTCGGGTTCACGATCCTGCGCCCGGAGCCCGCGCTCCGCTGGATCATCGTCCGCCCCTCCCGCGCCTGCGACGGCACCGGCTCCGTCCTCGCCTCGATGCGCGCCCAGGTCCTCGACGAGATCGAGCAGCGGCTCGCAGCCGCCGGCTACGCGTGCGCGCCCTGGCCGCCGCGGGCGCCGATCCTCCTGGCCGTCGCCGAAGACAGCGACGACGCGGCCGACGCCCTCACCTACCTCAACGAACGGAACCGAACCCATGGGTAGCAGCCCGATCGCGATCCTCGCCTACGGATACGACCTCGGCCTGTCCGCGCGGCAGATCAAGGAAGCCGACAGGTGGGGCAACCTCACGGTGCCCTGGGTGGAGACCGCCCCGGCGCTGGACGAAGACGACGAGTGTCTGAGCTTCGTCGATCAGTGCAAGCGTCGCCTGCTTCATCCGCCGGCCGGGCTCACTCTGGTCGAGGCTGCGCAGTGGTCGGAGACGTTCACCGAGAACATCGGCTGGTTCGGTGTCGACGAGGCCTCTGTCACCGCCTCCGGCGTTGAGTTCGTGGCGTGGGGAGACGACACCGAGCCGTCCTTCGCGCTGGTCGCCCACTGCGAGCGGAACGACTGGGAGACGTCGAAGGCGCTCGATCTCGCTGCCCTGGAGCGGCGCCGCGCGGATCCGAAGCTCGGCTGGGACGCCCTCCTTGACCAGGCGCTCAAGCGACTCCAGATAACGCCTCTCCAAACCTCGCCGTCGTGGCTCCTGCTCGCCCAGTACTCCTGACCCCCCTCCTTTCTTGGACCAGGTGAATCCGATGACCAAGCTGTCTCCGAACCCTCCCAGCCCCTACGCCACCGCCAACCCCGAGTTCCGGCACCTCATCCCGTCCTTCCTCGGTGTCTCGGCCGTGCCCGGGATGCTGGCGTTCACGACGTGTGACCGGATGGCCGTCGTCCCCGACAGCGAGCCCGGCGACGCGACGGACATCCTCATCGCGGGCCAGCTCGCCGACCTTCCCGAAGGGCTCTGCCCGGACTGCATCGCCGTCGCCACCGGCCAGGCCGTCACCGGCACGACCCGCATGACGGGTGAGTGCAGCGAGTGCCGCGGCGGCCCGCAGGGTGTCCTGTGCTCGCTGTGCCGCCAGAGCCTGCACTCCGAATGGCAGCGGCAGACCCGCATCCACGCCCAGATCCGCGCCGAGCGGGACCTGCAGGACGCCAAGTTCGGGGAGCAGAACCACCGCGACGGCACGGGCCTGCCGATCTACCGGCACGCCGCCAACCGGTACCGCGACCAGGCCAAGCGGAACGCCGAAGACGGGGCGCTGGCCTGGCGGGATGTGCTGCTGGAGGAGGTTTACGAGGCGCTCGCGGAGAAGGAACCCGAAGCCCTCCGCGCCGAACTCGTCCAGGTCGCCGCGGTCGCCACCGCGTGGGTCGAGGCGATTGACCGGCGGAGTGAGCTGTGAGCCCCGAGGGCAAGCCGCCGCCGTTTGCCCGGCATGCCGCGCGGCGGCGCCGCTCCAGGGTCGGGCTGATCGGCTCCGCCATGTTCTGGGGCAGTGGCTTCTCCGCGATGGTCGCGACCGGCCGCGAGGTGTGGGCTGCCGGGCAGAGCGGCGAGGCGCTGCTGTGGTGGACGTACGCGGCGGCCTCGCTGCTCATGGCCCTGTCCCGGCTGGTCTTCCTCTACGAGGAGATGAGAGCCCGGTGACCCTCGCCCCCGATGCCCGCGAAGACCTCTGGGAGAGCGGCAACACCATCACCATCCCCGCCGCGGGTCGGTACGAGATCCGCGCGACGTGGCGGCCGAGCCCCGCTTCGGGCGAGACGTTCGTGGGGTTCATGCGGCGCACCCGCCCACGAGCCATGCAGCGCGCAGCCCGTCGACGGCGCCTCGCCATCCTCCGCGCGGCCTCCCCTCCCCCTGCGCCGCACACCTCCGATTACCACCGCAAGACCCGACGAAGGAACCGCCGATGAGCACTGACACCCCGTCTCCCGCCCGGCCCACGCTGGACGACAGCAAGGTCTCCGATATCGCCGACCAGCTCGCCGCGGTGTTCCTCGCGAACAGGTGGATCTGGATGAGCGACATCACCGGCAGCAGCCAGCCGCTCCTGTACGTGCCGGACGTCGTCGACATTGGCCGCTCGATCCGTGAGTCGGTCGCAGCGCTGACCGAGCCCGGATGCAACGTCTCCTCCGGCCGTATCTCCGTCACCTGGGAGTACGACGAGGCCCGTCCGGAGGACCAGCAGTTCCGGGTCTCCCTCGACCTCGGCTCGATCACCCTCTCGGAGCTGAATTGAGCCACGAGACCCCCGCGGTTAAGCCTGGCCAGGTGTGGGCCGACAACGACCCCCGCAGCGTTGGCCGGACCTTGCGGATCGAGCGGGTCGAAGGCGAGCGGGCCGTGTGCTCGATCCTCACCAACGCCGATGGCTCCCCAAGCGACCGGCGCGGCACCACCACCCGCATCGGGCTGCGCCGGTTCGTGCCGACATCGACGGGCTACCGCTTCCTCCACGAGCCGCCGCCCATCCATGAGAAGGCCTGCCCTGACGCCGAAGACCACTCCGAGCACGAGTGGGACGACGCCTTCGGCGACACCTTCTACTGCCCGGGAGAGTGGCTGTGAGCGAGGTCCTCGCCTCCATCGGCGCCGCCATCCGCACCCACCGCAAGAACCGGAAGCTCACGCAGGACGGGCTGGCGGCCGCTGCCGGCCTGTCCCGCCAGTCCGTGTCGAACATCGAGGTCGGCCGCCAGGACCTCTCCCTCACCACGTTCCTCGCGATCGCCGACGCCCTCGACCTCGCGCCGTCACTTCTCCTCCCGCACCGCATCACCGCGGTCGTCTCCTCCGCCGAGCTGGACGAACGAGTCCACCGCGCCATCGACGTCCTGACCGGAGCCCCGTGAACGCCATCTACGACAAGCACACCAGCGGCTGGCTCGCCTACGAAGCCCAGGGCCGCATCCTCCGCCTCGCCACCGGGCTGATCGTCGTCCCCTTCAAGTGGCACGGCGGCTCCTGGGACTGCGTCGTGGCCGAAGGCAACCAGACCTACCCGCGCGGCGGCTACAACATCGTCGTCCCCGACCAGCAGCTCCTGGCCGCCGAGGAACTCCTGCCCACCTCCGCTGAGCCCGAGCAGCAGCCCGCTGCCTGGCCGGACCTCGAGCGCCTGAACGACCGGATCGTCCAGGTACTCGCGCAGGGCTTCAAGCCCGGCAAGGACGACGTCGACCCGGCCGACGCCCACATGTACGTCTACCGGGCGGACCACTTCCCCGGCGCTGGGATGCACTGCCCGCCTACCCCGCGCGAGGCCGGCGCCGTCGTCATGGCCGAGCTCGGGCCGGTCTGGGAGGGTCTCACGAACCGCGCGGAGGCCGCCGAGCAGCGGGCCGCCAGCTACGAAGACGCCCTCAACTGGGGCACTTCCTGCCTCGGTTGCGCGAAGGGCGCCAACAAGCACTACGCCGAGTACGTCCGTGCGGATAAGGCCGAGGCCGCCCTGAAGCAGGTGCGCCCGGGGATAGAACGGCTCCTCGCGGCGAAGGCCGAGCTCATCGACAACTACGCGGGCATCCCTCTGGCCAAGCGAGCAGAGCTGTGGGAGGCCGTGCACGCCAGCGCGGAAAGCCTCCTCGCCGTCCTCGACTCTCCTGCCGAGCCCGAGGATCGGGCGCAGGAACGCCAGTGTGCTGTGGACGCCGAATCCGAAGTCGCGCGGCTGCGCGCCGGTATTGCGAAGCACCGCCGTTTCCTCGACGAGGACTACCGCCAGTGGTGCAGCCCAGACGGCGTCGCCGCGCACTACGCGCAGCGGCTGATCGAGCACCTCGACGAGGTCATCAGCGCCGCAGCCGTGTGCGGGGTGACGGACTCTGGCATGTTCGGCAAGGTCCTCGGTCCCTGCGTCGCCACGGGGGACCACGAGTTCCACGACGACGGACGCGGCTGCACCTGGACCAACCTCGTCATCGACCACCAGGCTGAGGCCGACCCGGACGACGTCGACCAGTTCATCGCCGAGCAGATGGCCCGGCCCGCCTTCGCCGCCGCCTACCGCCGCGCCGAAGTTCACGCCGCCGTTCGCAAGCACCTCCCGACCAGCCTGCACGGCGAATGCGCCGACGCGATCACGGACGACGTGACGGCGTTGCAGGGCCCCGCAACGCACCCTGACCTCGACTCCCTGCGCGCTCGCATCGCCGAGAACGAGCCCGCGGAGTGCCCGGAGGACGACCCGGTCCTCATCGACCTGTGCCGCAAGATCACCGAGCGGCTCTGCTGGACCGTCACCTACGCCTCCCGCGTCGGCGACATCACCCACTCCGTGCTGCCCTGGCTGACCAACGAGCGTGCCATCTCCCGCGGCCTCGAGCGGGAGCGTGACGACCTGCAGGCCCGCTACGACCGGCTCCGCACCGCGTGGGCCTCCGCCCGCATCGGCCGCGCCGCCACGCGGAAGCGGCTCCGGTACGCCGAGAGCGTGAGCCGGACCCTCGGCGATGAGAAGCGGGCCTACCGGGCGCGTGCCACCGCGCTGACCGAGCAGGTCGAGGCCGAGCGGATCGAACGGGAACGGCTCCGTGTCTCCCATCAGAAGGCATGGGACCTCGCGAAGCGGTGGATCGAGAGGAAGCCGGGCGAGCTGCCGGAACCCATCGCGACTGCTCTGGCCGAGGCTGGCGCCGAACTCCTCGCTGCGCTCACCCTCCCGGACGGCCGCCCTGGCTGTTCCGACCCGATCGAGTGCGGCCACGAGGCAGCGCTTGGCCAAGCTGAGGAGGAGCTGGAGCGGCTGCGGGCGGACGTCCGCAACGCCCGCGCTGCAGCCAGTACGTCCGATGCCGCCTGCAACGCCGCGAAGGCCGAGAGGGCGGCGCTCGCCACAAACCTGCTCGCTGTCAAGGCCACAGCCACCAAATGGATGGTGACGCCTGGCCGCGAGGCCATCGCTGGTGAGCTGCTCGGCATCGCCGAGATCGTCGACGGCGTCCTGGCCAGAAGCACGGACCCCGCCGGGGCACCGCTCATCCGGGCGGAGACAGAGAACGCGGCTCTGCACGTAGCGATCGCACGGCTCCGGCACATAGTGAAACGCCCCCGCAGCAGCGTCGGCCGCAGCGTCCTCGACTACGTCCGCGCCGACGACCTGCGCGGAATCCTCGCCGACCTCGACCAGGCGGAGGCGAAGTCATGAGCAGCCGCCAACACCTCGCCACCGAGTGGTACAGCGCTGCGGAACACCGCAGCTACCTGCGCTGCAAGTGCGGCATGTGGCGGTCCGACATCACCCAGACCATGCAGGAGCAGCGGATCGCGCACCGGGCTCACCGGGTCGCCATGGGCGAGACCGTCAAGCCCCTCACACCGAAGCCAAGCGAACGCCTGGCCGCCGCCGAAGCTGCCGTCGAACGCGTGCGCGCCCTTGTCGAGTCCTACCCTCCCGGTTCTGAATTCGCCCGGTCCGGCCTGCAGGACCTCTTCCGCATCACCCTCGACCCGCCGTCCGCTTCGACCACGCAGGACACCGCATGATCACCGCCGTCATCGTCGTCGGCACCCTCATCGCCACCGGCCTGCTCTTCATCGGCAAAGCAATCGCCCGCCTTCGTGACCCGTGCGTCTGCGGTCACCAGGACAAAGCCAAGGCCGAGGCCGAACGGCGCCGCGCCCTCAACCTCATCTTCAAACGCCACCTCGACACCCACACGTGCACACCGAAAGCAAGCCGCCAGTGAACCGACTGATCCGGCTTCGCTGGCAGGCCTCCACCCGCTACGAGCAGTTCATCGACGCGTTCTACCGGCGCACCGACCCGCTCGGCCCGTTCCACGTCCTGCTCGCACTCATCGCCGTCGCTCTCGTGGCGGTCATCGACATCACCTTCAACCTCCGCTGGGACCGATGAAAGGACCCCTGTTGTTCGAGTTCCTCTTCCGCATCCTCCTGAGCGCGCTCGGCATGGCTGTCTCCGCCTGGACCCTGATGCTCGCAGTCGGCGCCGTGCACGCCTGGTGGCCGATGGTCCCGACGATGTCGTTCGAGACCGCCATCCCCATCGCCTTCATCGTGTCCACGGGACTCGGCATCGTCTACGGGATCAGCGCCGTCACCAAGGAACTCCGGTGAAGGTCCGCCGCGCCTTCGCCCGCCTCCGCGCCATCGCCCAGGACCTCATCCTCCTTCGGCGGGCGGCGAACGAGCTCAAGGCCCTCTGCCGCGACGGCCGCGGCCCGGTACTGCGCGTCTCCCTGCGCATCGTCCGCGACAACGAGGGCTGGGACCTGGCGCCCGGCCTGACCGGCATCTCCTACGACACCCGCCTCGACCACACCACAGGCCGCCGCCTCCGCAAGAACGCGGGCGCGCTCATGGCCACCTGCGTCCAGCACCTCGCCATGCAGAACCGCACCCCCTGAAAGGAACCCCCACCATGCCGCTGCCCACCCTGTCCGGCACCGCCCGGCTCACCCGCGACATCGACCTCCGCTTCACCACGAGCGGCGTCCCCGTCGCCACCATCGGCCTCGCGTTCAACAACCGTCGGCTGAACGAGCAGACGAAGCAGTGGGAGGACACCGACGTGTTCTTCGTCGACGCCACGATCTGGAAGGCCAAGGCCGAGGCCTGCGCCGAGCAGCTCCGCACGGGCGTCGAGGTCGTCGTCTCCGGCCGGATGAAGTCCCGCCAGTGGGAGACCAGGGAGGGCGAGAAGCGGTGGGCGCAGGAGCTGATCCTCGACTCCATCGGCCTCGCCGTCCGTCCGCCGCGCAACGAGGGCGGCGGCGCCCAGGGCGGCTACGCCCAGCGGTCGGACAACGGCCCGCGCCCGCAGAGCGGCCCCCAGGACGACCCGTGGGCGACCCCCGCCGCGGCCGGTGGCCACTCGGGTGGCTACTCGGATGAGCCTCCCTTCTAACCCGCCTGAGGTCGGGTGCCGCTGGTACGTCAACGGCCAGCCGTGCGGCCGCGCCAGCGGCACCCGCCTCTACCTCCCCGGACCCCGCTGCCCAGACCACACTCCTTCCCGGCTGCAAGGCCGGCCCGAACCAGGAGAGCCCCCTGACAACCCAGGCCCTCGACCCGACACCGGCCCCGGCCGGTGAAGGCCCCGACGGCGACGACGACCCGTTCGACCACTCCGTCTGCTGCGACTGGAACACCGCCCTGTGCGGCGCCGACGTCACCAGCGTGACCGAGGTCGTCACCACCTTCTCCGAGGTCGACAACCCCTGCCCCATGTGCCTGATGCTCATCGAAACCCAGACCCGATGCGGAGACGACTGCCCCCGATGACGAAACCGCGTAGAGACCCGAGCGGCCGCGTCGCGGTCACCCTCACCTTCGCCACCGACGACCCCGCCAGCATGCTCCAGCAGGACCTCCTGCACCGGCTGGACGGCTTCCTGCCCGGCCTGGTCGGAGTGTCCTCGTTCGCCTTCGACGAGACCATGGAGCCGGAGCCCGACGCGGCGGTGTACGAGGTCGTCGCCCCCATCCACGGCACCGACCGAGCCATGATGATGGGCCGGTTCTTCGACCCGCAGCACGCCGAGGACCACGCGCGCAAGGTCGGCGGGATCGTCATCCCGCTCCACGCGGTCGCCGACTACCGGCCCCAGCCCGGCGGCGAGGTGAGCGTGTGAGCACCCCGGAGTTCATCGACTGGCGCGGCAACCGCGTCGAGGTCGGCGACACCGTCCTTTACCCGAGCAGCGCGGGCCGGTCCTGCCAGATCACCGAAGGCACCGTGCTGGACATCTGGCAGGCCTACCGCTCGGAATACGAGTGGAAGCGGTACGTCGAGGGCGCCGTGCTGCCTACAGAGTCCGTGTCCGAAGTCGTGGTGGACGCAGACGGAAGCGTCCTGCTGAACGAGCGGGGCTACGCGATCCGGGAGGAGGTGGAGCGGTCTGTCCCGCTGGAGTGGCGGATCCGGATTCAGCCGACTCGTGATTCCCGCGCGTTCCATCGCAAGGAGCAGGGCCCTCCGTCGAAGGCTGTCACGATCCTGATCTGTGAGAACGTGACGTTCCTGCACCGCCCCGAGCCCGTCGCCGTGGTGCTGCGATCCCCGGAGGAGCAGGAAGCCTACGTCCGCCAGGCCGTGGCGGAGGGGCGGGTCTCGGCTAGTGTCGCCGAGCTCGTGCGCGCGGCCTCCCCTGCGGGCGAGCCGCTGCTCGATCCGGACTGCCGCGACGGCAAGTGCAGCTCGTGCGTCGGCGGGCCCTGCGAGCACGAATGCCATCGCGAGCCGGACACATCGGCGCGGTTCTCTCCTCAGCACCCCACGGCCGTCCACGCCGAGCGTCACGCATTCGACACCACCAGCCTGGTGATCCTGGTCGCCGCGCTGGCTGAGCGTCGGAAGGGGCGGGACTGGTCGGACATGGCGCTGTTCCTCGCCGAGGTCGACGACCTGTACGCCCCGGCCACGCCCGCCGAACGCGAGCAGCTCGACAAGAGCGTCCCGGTGGTCGTCCCCATCGCCTATGCCGGCGGCCCCCCGCCCTGCCGCAAGGTGCCGACCATCGCCCTCGACGGCCTCGCAGCAATGGCCGACCTCCTGACGCTGCCGGACCTGATCCGCCACCTCGGCTCCCACGCGTGGAACGTCGGAACCTCCAGGTGGGAGCGCGTCCGACCCACGCCTCAGGGCGATGCGTGATGGGCACGAACCCCAGCTTCCTACGCGGCCCGAACGACGACACCGCTTTCGAGGCCGACGGCCTCGACTTCTACGACGCCCCCTTCACCTGAGGAGCACCATGCCCAACCAGCCCGCCCCCGGCATCCTGTCCTGGGCCAGCGACATCGAACCCGGCACCATCGAGCAGGCCGCCCGCGCCGCCCGCCTCCCCTTCGTCCCGTCCCATGTCGCGCTCATGCCCGACGCGCACGTCGGCATCGGCGCCACCGTCGGCTCCGTCATCCCGACCCAGGGCGCGATCATCCCCGCCGCAGTCGGCGTCGATATCGGCTGCGGAATGATCGCCACCGAGACGACCCTCACCGCCTCCGACCTCCCCGACACCCTCGCCCACCTCATGCCCCTCGTGGAGGAGCGGATCCCCGCCGGCGTCGGCAAGGGCCACGCCGCGGAGGACCAGGCCCTCGCCGGGATGGCCGACCTCGGCCTGCCGCACACCGACCTGACCATGAAGCAGCTCCGCACGACCACCACGCAGTTCGGCACGCTCGGCTCCGGCAACCACTTCGTCGAGGTCTGCCTCGACGAGCACAGCACGGTCTGGACCGTCCTGCACTCCGGCTCCCGCGGCATCGGCAACCAGCTCGCCAAGCGCCACATCGGCGAGGCGAAGGGGCTGATGAAGCGGTACTTCATCGAGCTGGAGGACCCTGACCTCGCCTACCTCGTCCAAGGCGACGAGGTGTTCAACGCCTACATCGCCGACATGCTGTGGGCCCAGCAGTACGCCATGGCCTCCCGTGAGGCGATGGCGATCCAGCTGAACGCCGCCCTGTTCGAGGTCGTCGGCGGGGGCCGCGTTGTCCAGGTGATCAACTGCCACCACAACTTCACCCAGCAGGAGAACCACCACGGCCGGAACCTGTGGATCACCCGCAAAGGCGCCATCAAGGCCGCCCAGGGCGATCTCGGGGTGATCCCCGGCTCGATGGGTACCCGCTCCTACATCGTCCGCGGCCGCGGCAACCCCGCCTCCTACAACTCCTGCTCGCACGGGGCCGGCCGCCGCATGTCCCGCACCCACGCCCGGATCAGCCTCGGCGCGTCCTCGCTCCGCCACGTCATGGGCGCCCGGGTGTGGAACGACGACCGGGCCGAGCAGCTCGTCGACGAGCACCCCGCCGCGTACAAGGACATTGACCAGGTCATGGCCGACCAGCGCGACCTCGTCGAGGTGCTGCACACCCTCCACCAAATCTTCAACTACAAGGGCTGACCATGACCGCGAACACCTGCGCGCACTGCGGCCGCCAGTGCGGAGACCCTGCCGGAGGGTGGGGAAGGCTCGGCCAGGGACAGCCCGTCTGCCACCCCAACTCACCCGACCGTCCCGACTGCTTCGTCCTCGTCACCCGGGGAGAGGAGACTCTCGGTTCCCGGCTCACTGAGGTGCGCAGCGACAGTGTCCTGCTGTCCGGGATTGTCGGCTCCACCGCCTACGGCCTCGCCCTCCCCGGCAGCGACGTCGACCAGCTCGGCGTCTACGCCACCCCCACCATCGCCTTCCACGGGCTGAACCCTCCCGTCGGGAAGAACGCCTCCCGCGTCACCACCGGCGCGACCGAGGACATCACGCTGCACGAGGCCGGCAAGTACGCCGCCCTCGTCCTCCAGATGAACCCGACCGTCACCGAACTCCTCTGGCTCGATGACTACGAGACCCGCACGCCGCTCGGCGACCAACTCCTGGAGCTGCGCGGCGCGTTCCTGTCCGCGAAGGCCGTCCGTAGCGCCTACCTCGGCTACGCCGCCAGCCAGTTCCACCGCCTCGAAGCGCGTGGCGACGGCAGCTTCAGCGCCGATACCCGAAAGCGGACCGCCAAGCACGCCCGCCACCTGGCGCGCCTCATCCACCAAGGCCTGGAGCTGTACCGAACCGGCAGCCTGACGATCAGGCTTGCGGACCCGGACTGGTACCACGCCTTCGGGGAGCAGGTCGCCAACGGTGATCTCGGCGCCACTCAGACCCTCCTCGTCCGGGCCGAAGCAGACTTCGACGCCACCCGCACCCCGCTGCCCGATCATCCCGACCGGGCCGCAGTCGAGGCCTGGCTGCACGACGTCCGCGCCGCCCACTACACCCCGCCCCGCCCCACCGTAGAGACGAGGACGTCATGATGTCGGCGCCGAAGCCCCGCCCGCCCATGCACTCCAACGATCTGATCGACGCGGTCGCCGCGGAGATCCGCCAGCACTTCCGTGTCCGACCCGGGCCGAACGCGGTTGCATCGCTCCTCGCCTCCGACGAGATCATGTTGTCCGGCGGCGAGGCCGACGTGATCGCCCGCCTGGCGCTCCGCGCGCTCGGCCCGGCCGGATACCGCCTCACCGCCGCCAACACGCCGGGACTGCCCGACTGGGCCCGGGAGCTGAACACCCGGGTGACGGACCTACGCGCCGCCGCTGGCATCCGCCCCGAGGCGCTGACCGGGTACCTCACCCAGCTCGGATGGCGGAAGTCCGCGGACCACCCGCGGCACCGCGCGGAGTTCTGGGCGCCACACGCCGACCGGCACATGACCCGGGAGGTGTGCGTTCTTCTAGATGCCACCTACGAGGACTATCCGGAGCGGACGCTCGACATCACCCGGACGATCGCCAAGATCGAGAGCCTGCCGCACCTCGTCGTCCTGGACGAGCTCCACCGGATCGAGGTGCCGCGTGACGTCTGAACCGACAAGGATCGTGGTGGCCGGCGACTGGCACGGCAACACCGCCTGGGCCCTCAACCTGATTCGCCGCCTGCCGGAACTCCTGCCCGGCGAGGAGACCCCTCTCGTGCTCCAGCTCGGCGACTTCGGCGTCTGGCCCGGACCCCGCGGCGACAAGTACCTGCGGAAGCTCGACCGCATCTTGGGCGACGTCGGCGGTGTGCTCGGGTTCGTCGACGGCAACCACGAATGGTTCCCCGCGCTCGAGCAGATCCCGACGGTGGCCGGGAAGGGCTGGCTGCGGGACCGGATCTGGCACCTGCGCCGCGGCCACCGCTGGACGTGGCACGACCGGACCTGGTGCGCGCTCGGCGGCGCCGTCTCCCTCGACAAGGCCATGCGGACCGAGGGCCTGGACTGGTGGCCTCAGGAGGAGATCACCCCCGCGCAGGTGCACCATGTCGCGCACGACGGGCCGGTGGACGTGCTCGTCACCCACGAGTGCCCGGCCGCCGTCCTGCACGAATTCCCGGCTCCGCCGAGTTGGTGGGCGGCTGAGGACCTCGTGCGGAACACCCAGCACCGCGTCCGGCTTCAGACCGTCGTTGACGAGGTCCGGCCGGGGTGGCTGTTCCACGGCCATCTGCACCGCGGCTACCACCGGCACCTGCCCACGCCGCGCGAAGGCGGCCTGCACGTTCACGGGCTGGACGCCGACCGGGCCGCGGCCGGGGCCTGGCTCGTCCTCAACGTCCAAACGATGGAGGTCGAACAGATCCACGGCGCAGGCAGCGTCCGTGAGTAACCGCAAGGACATCGACGCCCTCATCCGGCAGGCCCGCAAGGCAGGTTTCTCGGCCGAGCAGTGCGGCAAGGGCGGAGCCCTATGGAAGATCACCAGCCCCGCCGGCGAACACGTCACCATCGGCCGGAACACCAACGGCGACCTCTCCAACGAACGGCGCATCCTCCGCTCGATCGGCTACGACCCCAACACCCCGCCCCGACGACCTCGCAGCCCAGCCACGGCCAGCGCAGAGGAGCCGCCCATGCCATCCGTCCCCGCGAAGACCGCCCCGCCCGCCCCGCCGGACGACCTCGACCCCGCCGCTGACCCGGACACCGCGGCATGGTGGCTCTGGTCCGTCATCATCGAGACCGGACCGTTGAGCAGCCGTGAGCGAGACGGCCGGCCCGGATGGCTGTGGCTCGGAGCGCTGCCGACCAAGACGAGCGGGGTGTTCCCCGGGATCTCCCAGCAGGTCCGTAGGGACGTCATCCGCACGTTGCTCGGCTCCGGGAATGCGGTCTGCCTGACGCCGGACAGCAGCCCTCCCTCGTGGTGGCTGTCCTGTGAATGGGAGGACACCGCGCCGCGTGCCGCTGAGCCGCCGTCTCCGGAGCTGCCGGACCATGCCGCGGAGTCTCCGCCCGAACCCGACCTACGCGCGGAGATCCGCGCCGCCTTGGAGGCCGCAGCGGACGCCGTTGTACGTCGTGCCGACCGCGACCGCGCCACCCTGGAGGCCGAGAACAAACGCCTGTCCGCGCAGCTGGCCAAGGCCGACGCTGAGAACGCCCGGCTCCGCGAGCAGCTCGGTGCGCTGGAGCAGGTGAAAGCGGCGATGAGGGTCCTGACCGGGTAGCCGCGGGGAACAGAAGCCCCACTCGTCACGTTTGCCGCATCAGCAAAGAAAACGGGGCGGCGAGTCCTGCACGACCCACCGCCCCGGGGTGAAGCCCTCAAAGCGTCCGAAACGCACTCTACCTCCGCACCTGTGGAAACGGGAGGACGAACCCCTTTGCCCAGCAGTACCGTCTGTCCCGGCGCCTGCAACAAGATCGCCCGCGACCTCCACGACACTTACGTCCAGGCCGTCGCCGACTACAACGAGGCCGGTGTCCGCGCCGCCTCCGCGCTGAACCGCGCGATCGAGGACGGCAACGACGAGGCCGCCGCGGCGGCCCAGCTCGAACTCGACGACCTCACCCACCCCGACACCCCTGAGGTCGTCTGGACGGCCGGAGACCCGATCTGGTGCGGCCGCTGCAAGACCCGCATCCGCGCCGCATGGGCCGACGTCGACCAGCTCGCCAGCCTGCTCGGCTCCTGGGCCGACGGCCACCGGGTCCGCGTCGCCGGCACCGGCGAACGCGTCGTTCGCAGTGCCTCCCCCGCATCGCCGTCGCCGATCACCGACCTGCTCGACGAGCTGTACGGCACCGTCACCCGCGTCGAAGACGAGTGGCGCGACAGCCTCGGCCACCTGCCCGTCCGGCGCGGGACCCGCCGCGGCGCCCACAACCGGTCCACCGCGATCGCGTTCATCGTCGAGCACCTCGACACGATCCTCGGCGTCCCCGAGTACGCCGACCTCGGCCACACCGCGCTGCGCTGGCAGCGTCTCCTGCAGGCCCAGACCCGCACCGACCCCGTCGTGCGCCCTCGGCCGGGCCGGTGCCCGTCCTGCGGCATGATCGCCACGCTGCAGACCGAGGCCGACGGCATCACCAAGTGCAAGAACTGCAACCGGTGGCTTCACGAGGACGAGTACGCCGACCTCGTCCTCGCGGCCGCAGACACGGCGGTCATCTCCGAGAGCCGCGCGGCACGGGGAGGCCGGCGGTGAAGCCGACGTTCATCCTCATCGACGACCCGGTGCCCGAGCCGGAGAGGACCGCGGCGCCCGAGGCGCGGGAGCGGATGACGACATGGTGGTCCGAGGTAGGGAGCGAGCTTGTCCAGGACGTGAACCGGAGGAACCTGCGGTGATCCCGAACATCGACGACCTCGTCCGCACCGTCGACGACAAGATCGGCGAGGTGCCCGCCGCAGATCTCGTCGTATCGGGTGGCCTCACTGGCGGCGGCTCGATCTCCTCCCGGCCGCGGCGGCTGGAACGGGTCGAGACCATTGCGTACTACGACGATGGCACGCGGGAGGAAGTCACCTTCGTTCACCCGAGGTGCGTCGAGCTCGAGTACGGCATGGAGGAGGACTTCTACGACATGAGCAGCATCGGCTCCGTTTACGGGGAGCCGATCCGGATGCGCCAGTCCATGGCCGTTCTCCGAGTCGAAGGCTACGTCGGCGGCTACACGTCCCACCGCTCCGGGCGGTGGCGGTGACCGGAAGAAGTAGGTACGCGGTGGTGGGGCCGGGAGAGCTCCCTTGGCCTTAGCCTCGATCCCGGCCCGAACCACCGCTCTGGCGGTGCGGGTCGGGCCATCCCGCTGCCAGTGCCGGATGGTGCGCCTGGGGGCTAGGGGCGCATTGGAGGCCATCCGGTGTCGGGGACGGACTCACCCGACATTTGGTTCATCGGCTGCTGGATCGGGTTTGTTTCACCCATGTTAAGACGAATCTTTCTTACTTGTTCACGGTCCAAGATGCAGAACGGTTACTAGGAGCACTCGGCACCGATGATCTCCAAGCACGAAGCATCAGATGACGGTCCTGCGGTGCGAGAACCGCGCGACGCGCATCTGACGATCGAGGCATTCCTCGCCGCCCGCCTCAACGAGGCGGAGCGCCTTGCCTTGGCCGCCGCGCAGGAATGCGGAGGGGCCTGGGACGGAGACACGGACTCCGTTCGGGAAGCCGACGCAGCCGGCTCCGGCTACATCGCCGTCGGCCCATGGGGCAGCGGCGTCGGCGCGTTCGGCCCGCACGCTGCCCTGCATGACCCCGCCCACGTGCTGCGTGAGGTGGAGGCATGGCGGGCGATCCTGGAGATGTACACGCCCGAGCCCCTCAAGCCCGTGCCCGACGCTGAACTACACGCCCGCGGCCGTCATCCCGAGTGGGAGTACCGGAGCACGGCAGGACAGCGGAAGGCGTTCCACGACTACAACGTCCCGCCCGAGGGTGAGGGCTGGGTACGGAACGTCGAGCAGGGCCGGGACGGCTGGGAACGCTTCGACTACACCGAGGAGTCCTACTGGCGACGGAGACGCCCCGCCGACCAGGTGCGCCAGCCCGAACCACCACAGATCCTCAAGGTTCTCGCCGCGGTGCACGCCGGTCACCCCGGTTACCGGAGAGAGTGGGCCCCATGACGCACGAGATCGAGATCCTGGCCTATCTCAAAGACCGGTACGCCGAAGAGGAGCGACTCGCGCACGCGGCTGGCGAGGACGAGGGCATCGACGTGTACATCCTGGACGACGACTACCAGCACAACACCATCGCCATCCCATCGGGGCGACTCCTCGCCGACGTGCAAGCACGCCGGCGGGTGGTTGATGAGGTCTGGACGGGGCTGGAGGACTTCGCGGTCAACATCGAGGGCTCCCGCGGTGACGACTGCGGCGCACGTGAGCTCCGCGGCGAGCTGCTGCGGATCCTCGCGTCGCCGTATGCGGGCCGGCTGGACTTCCGTCGCGAGTGGCTCACTGAAACATGAACTGCTTTCACTTTGCCATTTTCCACGTGAGTTTGTGAGTCGCATCATCTCCACCGAAATGGGAATGCGATACCCCCACCACCCCCATATAGTCGGAGACAGAGCGGTTCCGGCAAGCCGGTCCACGGGGTGCCGGAATTGCTCGACAACTTCATGTGCCTGCTGCGCAGGCCGCGGTTACTTCTCACTGTTAATGAGGGAGTTGCGGGTTCGAATCCCGCCTGGCCAATATTTTGCGGCCAGTAGCTCAATTGGCAGAGCGCCTACGTACACCGCAGCCGACCTTGAACTCAGGCACATGAGCAGGACCCCCTGCCGACTCGGCGTCAAATCCTGTCGGGCAGGGGGCCCTGCTAAACCACAAATTCATAACTCCTCCCGCTGCGCCGACGACGGATACTTCACAATCCGAGCTCACACCTCGGACCACAAAGCCCCGCCGTCACCCTTGAACTCGGGAGGAAGCACACGCGAGAAGGGGCGCCCGCTGCGCTAGGCGACGGGTACTTCTCTTGGGGAGACGAGGTCCCGGGTTCAAATCCCGGCTCCGGCCAACGGTCGGAGTAGCTCAGCGGTTAGAGCGCGTACAGTCCCCCGCCGCCGACTCCTGAACTCGGGCGCCCCTCCGTGACATCCCGTGCCTTCCTCCCCCACTCCCGAGGAAGGCACTTTTACGTTGGGCAAGTACAACACCGCCGGCCTCCGCCCGGCCGCCAGCTCCCCCATCACCACCACCGGCCCCGCCCTCACCCACGAAGGCGGCCCCGGCTTCGAACGCGACGCCAAGGGCGAACTGTTCCTCCTCGCCGCCGCCTCCCTCACCGACGAGAAGTCCTTCTACGAGCCGAAGGGCGACCGCGCCGACCGGTTCCGCAAGCTCGTCCACATGGTCGCCCTCGACGACGGCGCATGGATGCTCGACTTCGTGACCTGGCTCCGCGGCGACGGCAACATCCGCTCCGCCGCCCTCGTCGCCGCCCTCGAAGCGATCCGAGCCCGAGTCACCGCGGGCATCCGTGAGGGCAACCGGCAGCTCATCGACGCCGCGATCCAGCGTGGCGACGAGCCCGGCGAGGCCATCGCCTACTGGCAGTCCCGCTACGGCCGCAGCATGCCCATCCCGGTCAAGCGCGGCATCAGCGACGCCATCCGCCGCGTCTACACCGAACGGTCCCTCATCAAGTGGGACTCCCGCGACAACAAGGTCCGGTTCGCCGACGTCCTGGAGCTCGTGCACGCCCGCCCGACCCCGCGCCCGGACCTGCTCGATCGGCTGCCCGCCGAGCAGCTCGCCGCGATGAGCGAAGACGACGTCCTCGCCTACATCGCCGAGGAGACCGCGCACCGGGCCGCCCTGTTCTCCCACGCGATCGACCGCCGCCAGAACCCGCACGAGCCGATCTCCGAGCGGCTCGGGATGCTGCGTGCCCGCGCCGAGTTCCTCGCCGTGCCGCACAAGAAGCGGCGCAAGCTCCTCCTGAAGGCCGACGGATCTCAGCGACTGGCGGCCGCGGGCATCACCTGGGAGGCGCTCGCCGGGTGGCTTGAGGGGCCGATGGACGCCGCCGCGTGGGAGGCCGTCATCCCGTCCATGGGCGTCATGGCGCTCGCGAGGAACCTGCGGAACTTCGACCAGGTCGGCGTGTCCGACGAGGTCGCCGAGCAGGTGTGCGCGAAGTTCGCCGACCCGGACGTCATCGCCAGCTCGCGGATGTTCCCGTTCCGCTGGTGGCAGGCATACCAGGCTGCCCCGTCGCTGCGGTGGGGGCATGCGCTCGACAAGGCGCTCAGCTTCTCCACCCAACACATCCCGAGCCTGCCCGGCCGGACCCTGGTCCTGGTCGACACGTCATCGTCGATGGAATACCGGGTGTCGGAGCGCTCGGAGATGAACTACGTCCAGGCGGCCGCGCTGTTCGGCGTGGCGCTGACGATGCGGGGCGCTTCGGTGGACCTGCACGGGTTCGCTGACGGCGTCTTCAGGCACGAGGTCCGCCGCGGCGGCTCGGTTCTGTCGGAGGTCGACCGGTTCGTCCGCAGGGTCGGCGAGGTCGGGCACGGCACCCAGATCGCCAGCGCGGTCCGGAGCACCTACCGAGGTCACGACCGGATCGTGATCTTCTCGGACATGCAGACCTTCAACGGCGGCTTCGCCGGGAACGCCAGCGACGCCGCCCCGGCGCACGTCCCGATGTACGGCTTCAACCTGGTCGGCTACCGGTACGGGGCGATCCCGTCCGGCACCGGTACCCGGCACGAGCTCGGCGGCCTGACGGACGCGACGTTCCGGGCGCTGCCGCTTCTGGAGGCAGGTAGGAACGCCTCCTGGCCGTGGGAGACCCTGGCCACCGCGTGAACCCCCTGCGGGCCCGTCCGCTCGATTGGGCGGGCCCGCACCCTGACAATGCAGATCATCAAATCCCAGAGGAGAAACCCATGGCCCGCGTCCCCGTGACCGTCCTGCTGAACTTCGGCGACCAGTCCGAGCTCGTCATCCCCGACTTCAAGATCACCGACCAGAACCCGATCCGTGTCCCGGCCGCCGAGGTCGCCGCGGCTATCGGGCTGGCGACCGGCGAGCTGCCCGGCAAGCACCTCACCGCCGAGGTCACCGAGACGCCGGAGACCGGCGTGGTCGTCACCGGCTACGAACTCGCCTGACCCCTGGTCACCGGAAGGGCCGTCCTGCGCTGCAGGGCGGTCCTTCGGCGTTCTCAGGCGTCCGCGCGCTTCGGCCTGCCCGGCTTGCCCGGCGTCCAGCTATTCACGAACCGCTCGACGGCCACCCGGTGGTAGAGCTTCGCGCGGCCCTCGGAGCGCAGCGCCTTGGGGAACCGCGAGTTCTGCCCACCGCTGGCCATCTTCTCCGCCCGCTGCCGGGACACGCCGAGCATCTCGGCGACCTCGCTGATCCCGATGAGGTCGGGCTCCTGCGGGTGCATGAGCTCTTCCCAGTAGTCGGCGGTGGTGTCGATCCGTGCGCCGACCAGGTCCGCCGTGCCGAGCGTGCTCTTGAGGACGGCGCGGGCCAGGGCGTAGGCGTCGCTGGTCGCCTCGACGAGGTTGTCGGCGTCGGCGATCTCGAAGCTGAGGATGGTGCGGTCGGTGTCGCCGAGCTGCTGCGCGGTCGCCCCGGGTGGGAGGCCCGCGGCGATGGTCTCGGTCTGGTCGGTGGTGAGCGTGCCGGTGACGGCGATGATGCGGGCGGTCCAGGCGGTCATGGTGGTTCCTCTTCTGTCGCTCAATCGGGTGACGTATGCTGTGAGCGTCTTCCTCCAGGGCGCCGGCCAGGCTCCTCGGGAGTGTCGATTTGCGGTTGAGCCCGGCGGCTTCTGACGTTTTACCTCCCGCCGGGCTCTTTCCTTTTCCCGGCGGTGGTGCGTGGGGCCCTGCCCCGGGCTGGCTGCCCGGGGCGAGGGGTTCAGACTGCTCCTTGTGGGGGCTCGGTGCAGGGGAAGGTTCCTGCGATCAGTTCGATGTAGCCCTCGACGGTGTCGATGAGCGCGTCGACGCTGTCGACTCGCCATGAGGTCGCGCCGTGCTGGCCGATGCCGTCCGTGATTTCCGCGCCGGAGAGCCAGCTGAGGAGCATGTCGTTGAACATGTCCCGGTGGCGTTCGGTGAGCGGCTCCTCTTTGAGGAGGTGCCGGGCCCGTTCGACGTGGCGGATGGCGGTGGTGAGGTTCGATGCGGGCCGGGCCTTGAAGGCTCCGGGCTCGTACCCCGGGATCCCGATCGCGATCGGGAGGTGCCAGCGCAGCATGTGCGCGATCTCGGCGAGTACCGAGAGGAGTTCGGTGGCGAACTCCAGGTAGAGGTTCTTGTCCTCGTCCATGTGTCCCTCTGTGGAGTTTTCAATCTGCGGGTGCCGGTTTGGGCTTCTGACTTCCCTTGCCGACACCCCAAGCATACCGCAGAATCGGGGACTAGCGCAACCTTTGTGGAAGTGGGCCAAGGGGCCCGCCCCGACCGGATGCCGGGGCGGACCATCGCGCTACGCGTCGGACTCGTGCCCTGCGCAGGGGTCTTCGTCCAGGTAGGCGCTCAAGAGGGTGAAGACGATCTGCAGGAGATCGTCAACGAGCATGACCCGCCAGGGGGCGGGCCCCGCTTCCCCCATGAGCGACGTGACGTCGGCCGCCTGCTGCCAGGCCACGATCGCCTGCTCCAGCAGCTCCCGGTAGAGGGCGGAGAGGCCGACCATGGTCGGCAGCAGCTCCTCCCGCGTGCGGGTGAGGGCGTTGAGCGCCTCGCGCAGGGACCACACCGGCTCCGGCCCGGAGGGGGTCGGAACCTCGATCGCGATCGGCAGGTGCCGCCGCAGGATGTGGGCCAGCGTCTCGTAGGCGTCCAGGCACTCGATCATGGCCTCGCGGAACGCGTCCTTGGACTCGTCTTCCACTTGGGTTCCTCTCTTGAGTTGTCAATCTGCGGTTTGTCGGCCGGGCTTCTGACTTCCCTTCCGACACCTCAAACTCTACGGCATATCGGGGACTAGTGCAACCCATTTAGCCGAGATCTTGGGGTGGATTTTCGTTGCACTAATCCCCGAAAACGTGGTACTGTTGTCCTGTTGGCGAGGGGAAGTCAGAAGCCCCGGACCGGCACCGCACATTGACAAATCCACAGAGGAGAGAAGATGGACGACCAGTCCATTGAGAAGCTGGTGGGCTACCTCGTGCTGCTGTTCGACAGCATCCGGCACGCGCTCACGAAGCACCTGCCCCTCCCGATCGAGATCGACGACGTCCAGCAGGGCGACACGGTCCAGGTGATGGCCTCGCTCAACCGGGCGCGGACCCTCATGGTCGAGATGGGCACGCCGGACCTGCCCGGCAAGGTGCTCGGCGGGTGCATCGTCCGCTGGATCGCCGCCATGGAGGCGGTCGCCCTCGCGGACATGGCGGGCGATGACGGGTTCCGGCTCGACATCGCCGAAGCCCTGATCAACGAGGTGGCCTCGGGCCTCGCGGTGTTCATGCAGATGATGCCCTGCGAGAACGAGGACGACGAGGACGGCAGCTAGCTCTCACGGCCCCGCCCGGCATCCGGTCGGGCGGGACCCCCTCTCCAATCTGTTGCACTAGTCCCCGGTTTGCGGTATAGTTAGAGACGTCGGCAAGGGGAAGTCAGAAGCCCCCGCCGACACCGCACATTGACAAGTCCACAGAGGAGAATCGGGTGGAAGACAACCCGAAGCGACAGCGCGACATGGCGCGGTTGCTCGTCGGCACCCTGGCCCTGATCGCCAAGATCCTGGAAGCGCTGCCCCTGCGCATCGGCTTCCCGGAGATCGGCCCCAGCCTCACCGCCACCGAGACGATGAAGCGCCTGGAAAGGGTCCGCCTGGACCTGATCGACTCACAGCCGATCAGCAACCACGCGAAGGAACTGCTCAAGGTGATGATCCTGGAGTGGTACGGCCTCGCAGACATCTGCGGACAAGCCGTACACGCCGGAGCCTCCCAACGGAGGCTGGACACGGCCGAACACCAGGCAGAACTCATCGGCTCAGCCTCCGACCACCTGGCGGAGGAACTGGGCTTCCCGCCATTCCTAGAGTGACCACCCACCGCCCCCGGCAACCAGCCCGGGGCGGCCCCCCTCTCCTCACGGACCATGTGCACGCAACACCAAAGGGCCGGCCCCAGCGCACTCGCGCGAGGCCGGCCCTTCGCGTTACCGGTGTCAGGCCGCCGCGGGCTCCAGCCCACTGCCTGCGAGCGCGGCCTTCGCCGCCTTCTCAACAGCCTCCCGCGCCGAGACGGCGTCCTTCTGCTCCCCGAACCAGGGGTGCCCCGACAGCTCCACCGCCAGGACGAGCCGGGCCTTGCGCGCCTCGCCGAGCGCCCGATTCCTCTCATCGAGGTCCTCGCGGCTGATCTCGTATCCCTCCCGGAGCTGCGCGTTGGTCGGCATGGCGGCGGAGAGCTCCTCGCAACGCGCTTGGGCGGCGAGGAAGTCGAGGCGGAGCCGCAGCAGCTCAGGAGGGATTTCCACGGGATCCGATTCTACGGCCGGACCCGCGCCGCCCCGCCCGGGCAACATCAGAACGAACTGATCTGCAACTACCAGCCGGTTTTGTCACCAGTGCAGAGCAGAATCGACCACATGATCGTGCTGTTCGACGCCAGCCCCCTGATCGCAACCGAACTCACGCGCACCTCGTGGCGCATCCTCGGCCTCATGGGCAGGCAGTGGGGCGTCCATATCAAGATCCCTCGCGTCGTCGCTGCCGAGGCGGTCGGCAAGCTGGGGAGAGACCTCGCGGAGGAAGAGCTAAGCCCGCTACGGAAAGTTGCGAGAAAGTACAAGGACAGCGCTGCTTTCGCCGCGGCCCTCCGAGAGGTGGAGGACAAGATCAGCCGAGAGAAAGAGCAGTTCATGGAGGACGCTCGATCTCTCGGCGCTGAGCTCATCGAGCCGGCTGCTGTGCCCGTGCTCGAAATGGTCCGGCGGCAGGTCGAACGGCGAAGGCCGTGTGACAGCAAGGGCGACGGATACCGGGACACTCTGAACTGGCTGACCGTCCTCGACGTGGCCGAGCGGAACCCTGACGAGGAGATCGTCTGGGTGACGAGCGACACCGACTTCGGGAACCCGCAAGCCCGCAAGCTCCACGAGGAGCTTCTCGCAGAAGCCGCTGAGCGGGGCGTCGCGGACCGTCTTCGAGTGGCCAGCTCGATCAGGATGGTCGTCGATGACCTGATCAAGCTGTACAAGTTGCCCGAGCGCGAGCACGATGCGCGACTCGAGCTCTCGGAGAAGGCGATCCGCACCTTCATCCTGGAGAGCCTCCTCCCCGGGCTGAAAGACGGCTATGAGGAGACGAAGAGCGCCACCGCGATCAATATGCCCGGGGCAGATGAGATCGAGCTGGGCGAGATGGCCGGCCTCGAAGCTGGGGGAGTCGTGTGCTCGTTCTCGACCGCTGTCGAGGTCGAGTACGGCGACTTCACCCCGGTCATGAGTTACACCCTCCTCGTGAGCGGGGTGGTCACGACCGACAAGTTCGACCAGCCGCGTGAAGGTGACATCAACGAGGTCGAGCCAGAGGACGGCGTGCTGTCCGCTGAGGACCTGCTTCGAGGTCTTCACCTGCCAGCGGTCTCTGGCCTCTCCGAATACCTGCGCCACAGCAACAGCGACGTCCTCGCCGGACTTCATGGGATCTCCGAAGTCCCCAGCATGATGGACGGCCTCAGGGAGCACATCGCGGCGTACGAGAGCACCTTGAGCGAGCACGCCAAGGCGGCGGCGCGGCTTGGGATCGAGCCGAGCCTCCTGTCAGCCATCAACAAGATCGATCCGCTGCAGGAGGTGAGGGAGTCTGTGAATCAGATACAGAAAGCCATGCTCGGGCCGCAGCTCCTGACCGCGCACATGCAGGAAGCCATATTCGGGTCGCAGAGCCTGGCGGCGCAGATCGGGTCGATGATGGGCTCGAACCCCGTGCTCGCCGGGCTGGCCCTTCCGAAGGCGGTTCCCGCGGCGGTTCCGAAGCCGCGCGGCAAGCGGAGGAGGAAGAGGAAGCCGAAGAGCCCTCCGGGCGGGGGCTCGGAGGGCTCGAAGGGTAGCGGCAGGGCCTAGTCCTGCTCGCCGACCGCGAGCAGGACACGGCGTCGCCATTCGGCGTAGCCCGGCATGCCGGAGTCCGGTGCGGGGGTGCCGGTCGCGGCTGCTCGGTCGCGGGCGTCCTCGACGATGGCCTGCTTGCGCTGCAGCTCGGCGACGGTGGGGGGCTCTTCGACCACGCGGATGCTGTCGCTGTAGACGGTGATGGGGCCGTGGTCGGTGATGAGCGTGGTGGAGCGCGGGTTCACCGGCCAGCAGCGCTTCACCCGGCGCCTGATCGTTCGCGGCTTCGTGCTGGCGATGGTGGCCTCGATGAGCGCGCCGGGCTTGATCTTCGTGCTGACGAGCATGCTGGCGAGCGTGGTCTCGATGGCGGCTTCGGCGAGGTTGCCGAGCGTGGCGATCGTCTTGCCGTTGCGCTGGATCTCGATGGCCCAGGCGTCGGCGAAAGCGTAGTCGGGCATGATCTCGACGCGCAGGTGGCCGATGGTGCGGGTTTCGTGGTTCGGGCGGGTCATGGGGTTCCGTTCGTTGGGGCCGGGGTCGGGGTCGGGCGGACGGTCCGGGGCTGGCGTGGAGTCCAGCCCCGGACGGCTCGTCAGACCTGGAGGTCGGCGAGGCGGGTGCGGAGGGCGGCGGCTTGGTCGGCGGTGAGGTTCACCGTGTCGCCGCTTCGGCTGAATCCGGCGAGGACCACGGGGCCGTAGTAGTCCTGGTGGACGAATCCGAAGGACTTGGCCAGCGCGGTCGCCGTGCGGTTCGGCTCGGAGGTGAAGACGCCCTCGTCGTCGATCCACATGTCGATCTGGGTGGTGAGCTGGACGACGTCGACGAGGCGGCCGCCGGTCGCCTTGACGAGGACGTCGAGGTTGTCGTTCTTGGGGAGGTCGAGTTCGGAGACGGTGCCGTCGAGGGCGATGAGCAGCGCGTGCATGAGGGGTCCTTTCGGTGGGGGTGGGTGTGGGGCCTGGGGCCGGAAGCGAGTCGGTGCGCCGTGGCGCGGGTCGCGTGTCCGGCCCCAGGGGTCTGGAGCGGCCGCCGAAGCGGTCAGTAGAAGACGTCGACGGGGCAGTCCTGCATGGGCTGCTGAACGCTGACGGGGTCCCAGTCGTCCGGGGCCGGGGGGCACATGTTCGGCGCGTGGAAGTCGGCGCAGATCCGGCAGGGAACGGGCTCGTAGTCGGCCATGGGGGCTCCTTGAGGTGAGGGGTTGGGGTGGGGTCAGGCAGCGAGGAGGACGGCAGCGACGCGGTGGTAGCAGGTGTGCTTGGCCTTGAGCCCGGCCGGGCAGTTGCAGGCATGGGGGGCGGTGAGGTAGCGGTCGACGCCGTTGGAGGCGATGACGGCGAAGACGCGGCGGCCGCGGAGGGGAACGATGGCGCGCTGCTCGATGAGCTCGCGGGCCTTCTCGACCTGGGCGGGCTTGAAGGCGAGGGTGGCGGCTTCCTGGCGGCGGATGCGGGCGCAGTGGCGTCCGATGCCGAGGGCGGCGCGCTTGGGGTCGGTGAGGGGGCGGTGGCAGCGCTCGCACTTGACCGTGGTGGTCGTGGTGGTGGTCATGCCCGCCCCTCTCGTTGTTGTGTAGCTACAGATTAACAAGAAACGTGTAGCTACACAACTCTTTTCGAGGGGGAAGTTCGAAGACACCACCCCACAGCGCGCTACTCCACCTCCACCAAGCGCGTGACCTGCCGATACGTCCCATCCCGGTACGAGCCCTCGCCGTACGTCCGCTCCGCGACCTTCACCGCGACACGCTCGCCATCGGCAACCACCCACACGGTCCGCCGCCCCTCCGCCGCCGACCACACCTGCCCGGACACCGACACCAGCGATCCGTCATCGGCGTGCCGAGACCAGATGACAGCCGCGCCGACCTCCAGCCCTGACGGGTCGAACGGCTTGCGCGAGCGGCCCGGCGCACGCCACAGCGTCGAACTGGCGGACGGCGTGCTCATCGCGCGCTCCCACCCATCCCGGCCCGCTGGCCTCACGCCGGTACCGTCCGAGGTCGCCTCCAGTCCGACCGGGTAGTCCTCCAGCGGCAGCGTCGCCAGGCGGTAGGTGATCGAGCCGCAGGAGATGCCGAGCCCTCGCGCCCCCTCGCTCAGCAGAACGGGATCACTCGGCAGGTTGCGGGAGATCCTGGCCAGCATGAGGCCGTTCACCAGCACCCGGCCCGGCGCTTCGACGTCCGCGTCCAGGGCGATGCGCGCGGTCTCCTGCCCGTGGGTGGCCATGACCTCGACGCCGTCGGCGGTCGCGGTGAGCAGCATGCCGCGCATCGCGTAGATGCCGCGGGCGTCGGGGTCGGGCAGGAAGCGGGCGGCGCGACCGATCGCGGCGGCGAACTCGGCGGACGGCACGGTGAGTGCGAGGGCGAGGGCGGTGGGCACGGGGCGAAACCTCTTTCGGGTGGTGCTGTGGATCCGCCCCGGGTGATGGCCCGGGGAGGGGCGCCGTCCCTGGGGTCAGCCCCAGTAGATGACGTCCTCCCCGTGCCGGGTGGCCCAGGTGGCGACCTCCTCCAGTTCGGCGAGCCGGTCGGCGAGGTAGCCGGGCCGCTGGCCTCCGAAGAAGAACCGGCCGTCGGTGACGTCCGGTCGCCCGTGCTCGTCGTCGGTGGCGACGTCGAGCAGCGCCTGAGCGATGAGGATCCGTCCGAGGAAGTCCTCGGCGGTGGCCTCACCTCCCATCTCCCACTCCCCGCAGGGGAGGCCCAGGAGGTGGAGGACCCGGGCGGCATTGCCGTTGGCCAGGTTGACCTCCTCCGGGGCGTCCTCACCGGGGGTGAAGAAAGAGATGGACATGGGGACCTCCTTTGGTAGGGAGCGAGGACCCGGCTGCGAGCCGGTCCGGGGAGGTCCCGATGTCCACCCGGGGGCGGATCCACTGTGGAGTTGTTGTGTAGCTACATATTAACAGAAGATGTGTAGCTACACAACACCACGGGGAAGGTTGTAGCTACACAAAATCCATGCGACCATGCCCCACAACCGAACCCATCCCGAACGGACCACCATGACCGACCCCACAACCCCACCCGGCAGCACCACCAAACCCCGCCAGTTCCGCGTCAGCGACCCCATCTGGACCGCCTACGAACGTGTCTGCCAGCGCCTCGGAGCCACCCGCGCCGAAGACCTCAACGCCCACATCGCCGCCATGATCCGCGAACACGGCGACCCCCAAGACATCGCCGACCTCGAAGCCGGCCTCTCCGAAACCGCCCACCGCCGGAGCCGCATGCACCCGGGCCGGCCGCCGAAGGCAAAGCCGGACAGCTGACCGCCGCAACCGAGGTCATCGGCAAGCACAGCCACGCCAAGTTCTCCGGCTCTCCGCAGACACCCTGATCGCCGGAGCGGACCGGTTCCACGTGCAGCACGACCCGCGGCCGCATCCTCGGAAGCAAAATCCCCAGGTCAGCGAAGGGTGCGGCGGCCGACGCTCTTAGGTGCCTTCACGCAGAGAGCGTGTCAAGGCGCACGAAATCACGTCGAATTACATCCAGTGATGATGTCGATTACGAAACTGGCTGCAAATCCGCGCCTTGTCCTGGACACGCTGAGGATGATTGGACTTGCCCCCGGGCCTGCCAGCCCAGGGGCGAAGCCAACAACCCGCCGGTCCTGCAGGTCACCAGACAGCCAGGACCGGCGCTCAAGAAAGGGCGTCGATCATGCAATCGAGCAACCATTCCCTGCCCAGCCACGGTACCCGTTTGCCGGTGCTCTCGGCAGGCGGCCTCATCGCCTTCGGCCTGATCGGCGCGATGCTGCTGTTCCCCTCCGTGGCGCCGCTCCTCGCGAACTGCGCCACGGCGGTTGCCGCGGTCTGCGCCGTCCTGGCTCTCTTGCTCGGCATCCGGATCGAGCGGCGTAGCACCAACCGGCCTTCCGCGGCGGCGCGTTGCCGGGCCCAGCGCGTGGCTAGAGAGGTCACCACCTCCACCACGGTCCGCCGCGGCGACTGGGAGGTGACGACCTCACGCATCGAGGTCGTCGAATCCGTCTCGTGTGGTTGCCCCCGCAGGTAGCCCTTCGCCCCGCAGGCCGCCCCCGGCTCCGAGAGATCGGAAGCGGTGGCGGCCTTTGTCGTCCTCCGCCGGTCACACTGGCCTCATGCTGCTCGACCCCAAAGACCCGCTCAGCGAGGTCATCCCTCTCAAGACCGCGGCCGCCGCCGCGAACGTCTCCGAACGCACCATCCGCCGCTGGGTCGAGGCCGGCCACCTCGAGCTCCTGACGGCTCCCGGGCTCGCAGGTAGCTGGGTCACCCGCCGTGCTGTCCTGGAGTGCGAGCGGGACCGCCACCAGGCCGCCCGCCGAGGCCGTCCCGGCGCGCGGGTTGACAGCTTGACCTAGGGTGTCCGAAACTAAGTCCACAGTCGATGACTTATATCGTCGGCCGGAGCAGGGTGGAGCAGCTCGGTAGCTCGTCGGGCTCATAACCCGAAGGCCGCGGGTTCAAATCCCGCCCCTGCCACCTCGGCACCCCCACCACCGCGAAAGCCCCAGGACCCTGTGACCTGGGGCTTTTCGCATGCACAAGGACCATTCGGGAGGCGCGGGTGGTCGCGCTCGACGCCCTCCGCGGAGTCACCGACGCCCTCCTGCGCCACTACGACCCGCCCGAGCCCGACGACATCCCCCAGTGGACCAGCCCCGGCGCTCTCGCTGCAGCAGTCGACCCGAGCACGATCCAGACCAGCGCGCTCGACCTCATCGACGCCGCGCTCATCGACGTCGCCGAAGGCCGCTGCGACCGGCTGATCATCACGATGCCTCCGCAGGAAGGGAAGTCCACCCGGGTCACGACGATCGGGCCGCTGTGGATGCTGACCCGCAACCCGAAGCTCCGCATCGCGATCGCGTCCTACGCGCAGGACCTGGCGGACGAGTTCGGGCGGAACATCCGCAACCACATCACCACCAACGACGGCACGGACGGCACGCTCGACCTCAGGCTCAGGATCGCCCCCGACAATGGCGCCGCGCGCAGGTGGCGGCTCGATGGCCACATCGGCGGTGTCCGGTCCGTCGGCATCACGTCCGGCCTGACCGGCAAGCCGGCCGACATCATCTTCATCGACGACCCGATCAAGGACGAGAACGACGCGAACTCGCAGGCCTGGCGCGACCGCGTCTGGTCGTTCTGGACCGCCGTCGCGAATACCCGCCTTGCCCCGGGGGCGCCGGTCATCGTCATCCTTACGCGTTGGCATGAGGACGACATCGTCGGTCGGCTCCTGGCGGCCGAGGACGCGCACCGGTGGAGGGTCCTGAACATCCCGGCCCTCGCAGACCACGACCCGAAGAAGGGCCAGGTAGATCCGCTCGGGCGGGAGCCCGGCGAGTTCCTCGTCTCCTCCCGGCAGCGGACCGTCGCCCAGTGGGAGCAGATCCGTGTTGCGGTCGGGTCGCGCGTGTGGAACGCCCTTTACCAGGGACGCCCCACCCCACCCGAAGGCGACACCTTCAACCGGGATTGGTGGCGCGAGTACGACTCCCCGCGCTGGGTGGTCCGGCCGGACGGCACACACATCGCCCTCAACGCCGACGAGGTCGCCATGTCGTGGGACATGACCTTCAAGGACAAGAAGGACTCCGACTTCGTCGTCGGCCAGGTCTGGGGCCGGTGGGGCATGGACCTGTTCTTGCTCGACCAGGTGTGCGCCCGGATGTCGTTCGTGCAGACCCTCAAGGCATTCCGGCAACTCACCGCCAAGTGGCCGCAGGCCTCCCGGAAATACGTCGAAGACAAGGCCAACGGCACCGCGGTCATCAACAGCCTCTCCAAGCGGATCCCCGGGATCATTCCCGTCGAGCCCGACGGGTCGAAGCTCGCCCGCGCCTCAGCCGTCACCCCGTTCATCGAGGCCGGCAACGTTCATCTGCCATCCCCGGAGCTCGCGCCGTGGATTGGCGCCTACATCGACGAGCACGCGGCCTTCCCGAACGCCGCGCACGACGACCAGGTCGACGGCACCACCCAGGCCATCAACCGGATGCTGCTGTCCCCGATCCTCACCGGTGCGCTCGTGCTCGGCACTGAGGACCTGGACGACGAGCTCGGCGACGACTACGACATCTCCCCCTACTGACCGAGGAGGCAGCGATGGGCATCCGAAGCCGCCTCTACGAGCAGTGGTACCGGGTCACCGGCCAGACCGAACTCGCCGAGCAGCTCCGCGCCTCTCAGGCGATGACGAGCCAGCTTGCTGAGGGCATGGCCGACCTTGAGCGGCGCATGTACGACCCCGGCTGGCAGCGGATGCTCGGAACCGCCGAGCAGGAGTTCACCCGCGAAGGCCTCCGCCAGATCGCCTCCGTCAGCAGGCTGATGGCGATCAAGAACCCGCTCATCCGCCGCGGCCTGGCCCTGCGCTACGGCTACGTGTGGGGGCAGGGCGTCGAGGTCACGGCCCGCGCCACCGGGAACGACGAGGGCGAGCAGGACGTCAACGCGACCGTCGCCCGGTTCCTCACCGACCCGTCGAACCTGCGGACCTTCAGCGGCGCCCAGGCCCGCGAGACGAATGAGCGGGCGCTCGGCACGGACGGCAGCGTCTTCTACGCCCTGTTCACCTCGCCGAAGACGGGCAGGGTCCAGGTCCGGACGCTGCCCTACGACGAGATCGTTGACATCATCACGAACCCCGACGACGTGTCGGAGCCGTGGTTCTACCGGCGCGAATGGACGACCGCCACCGGCACCTCCTCGACCACGAACGTTGTGCTCTATCCGGCGCTCGGGCACCGGCCGAACTACCGGCCGCATTGGGAAGAGGACCAGTTCGGGCAGACAGTCCGGGTGCGGTGGGACGCGCCGGTCTACCACCTGCGCGTCAACGCCCAGCTCGGCTGGAAGTACGGGCTCGGCGACGCCTACGCAGCGATCGACTGGGCGTATGCGTATAGGGACTTCCTGACGGACTGGGCCAGGTTGGTGAAGAGCCTCAGCCGCTTCGCGTGGCGGCTCACGAGCAAGGGCTCCAAGCAGGCCGCCGCCCGATCCGCCCTGTCGGCCCTGCCGTCCCGCACCGCCAGCGGCGAATCGAACTGGGCGGGCGCTACCGCCTCGCTCCCGACCGACATGTCTCTGGAGGCCGTGCCGAAGAGCGGGGCGACCATTGATTCGGAGTCCGGCCGGCCTCTCGCCGCGATGGTCGCCGCCGCCATGGACGTCCCCGTCACCATGCTCCTCGGTGACCCCGGGACGGTCGGTGCCCGCGCCACCGCCGAGACCCTCGACGAGCCCACCCGCCTCGCCATGGAAGGCCGCCGCGCCATCCATACCGCGGCGCTCATGGAGATCCTGCAGTACGTCATCACCGAGGCCGTCCGCGCCCCGGCCGGGCAGTTGCACGGCTCCATCGTCGTCGACGCCGACGGGATCGAGCGGCTCTCCCTCGACGGTGACACTGACACCACCATCGACGTGGTGTGGCCGAGCCTCACCAAGATCGACCCGACCTCGCTGGTCACGGCGATCGTCGAGGCCGACACCACCGGCTACCTGCCGCCCCTCGTCGTCGTCCGGCTCCTGCTGCAGGCGCTCGGCGTCCGGGACATCGACTCGATCATCACCGCCGTCACCGGAGACGACGGCGAGTGGGAGCCGCCCGGCGGCGAAGACGGCGCCATCGGCCAGGCGCTGATGGCCCGGTTCCGGAAGGGCGGCGACCCCGCCGCGCTGCTCAACCCCGACGCCGAAACCGAGCCGGAAGCTGCCTGATGGCGGTCACCAGGCAGACACTCCAGCTGACCTCGACGCTCCGCACGTACCTCGATCGGATCATCGACCGCGCAACCCGCATGATCGTTCGCGGCTGGTCGGTCGCATGGGACGGCCTGGTCGAGCGTCTCCGCGGTGCCGTTGCCGCGCTCCTCGATCGGGCTACGAAGTGGCCAGGCCGCCGCGCGGTCACCTCCTCGCCGCGGTGGCGTGCCGCGATGACCGCGGTCGAGCAGGCGATGACGACCCTGCAGAGGATCGTCCGCGGCCAAGGGAACGACGCGATCCAGGACGCCGTGTCGGCAACGCTGACAGCGCATCAGCACATGGTCGCCTCGCAGTACCCGCCCCGGGAGCTGCCGACCGTTCCGACGCTCAACGATGCTGCGGTCGGCCGGATCGTCCGGGACGCCGACCGCGACGTCCACCGGCACACCAGAGAGCTTCCGGTCACGGTGACCCGGGAGATGGTCCAGGCGATGCTCAAGGGCGTCCGGGTCAGCAGCGACCCCGACACCACGATCCGGCGCGTCATGGAACGGCTCGAGAAGACGTACGGCCAGGGCCTGTCCAAGGCGTTGACCGTCGTGCGGACCGAGGTGATGGACGCGCACCGTGAGGCCGCCCGGCAGGTTCAGGACGAGTCCGCGGACGTGCTCGCCGGGTGGGTGTGGCTGTCGCGTGCGGACGGGTCGACGTGTGCGTCCTGCTGGGCGCTGCACGGCGAGGTGTTCGAACTCGTGCAGGCTGGCCCGTACGACCACGCCAACGGCCGGTGCATGCGGGTGCCGAAGGCGAAGACGTGGGAGGAGCTCGGCTTCTCCGGGATGAGCGAGCCCGAGGACGAGATCCCGGACGGCGAGACGCTGTTCTGGGCGCTGCCCGAGGCCACCCAGAGGCAGATCATGGGTGACCGCAGGCTCGCCCTACTCCGGTCCGGCAAGGTCCGGTGGGCGGACCTGACGAGACTCCGCCGGAACCCGGGGTGGAGAGACTCCTATCAGGTGGTCCCGCTCCGCGACCTACGGCCGACTACCTAACTCGCCGCGGCGGACGTCCAGGGATCGGCACAGGATGCGCTTCACCGGACCCATCCCAGCAAAGCAGCAACTCGCCGGGAACCTGCTGTGAAGCAGACCGTCCGAAGTTCACCTCGCAACCGACCGACTGGCCGGAAGGCAAGGTCACCGGTTCCCTCGGGACATCAAGTGACCCGGCCTGCTCTGGGTCGAACGTGACATTGACGGCCGTGCCCGTTCCGATGTTGCGCACCGCAAGTCTCGCAAACCCCTGCCAGGTGATCACCCACTCCACTGGCTTCGGTTGAGCCGCGGCGTGCTGAGCCCGCTGGATTGCCAGCGCTTCCTCTGCGGTCTTTGCCGACTCCTCCGCTGCCTTGGCGGAGCGAGCCCCTGCTGCAGCGCTCTCCTGCGCCGCCCACGCCCCGTCCTCCGTCGCTTTCCGCGCTGCCCGTGACTCTCGGGCCGCCCACACCGCGACGGCCAGCGCAAGTCCCGCGACGACGACCGCCGCCCAGTCCGCGATGTCTTCCATCCGGCCAACGTACCGATCCCCGCCTGGAGCTGCCCTTGCTTCGCCCAGGCCGCCCCTCGAGGAGGACCATGTGCCCGAATCACAGGAGCTGAGCGAGGCCTTCGGCTCCCTGGCCGACGTGCAGCGCGGCCCCACCGACAAGCGCCGATTCAAGACCCTCCTCATCAAGGAGGGCTGGGGATCGAGCGGCTACTACTCCGCCGCAGTCCTCAAGCGCGACGGCCCCAGCTGCTGGCCCAAGGGCACCTTCCAGTTCCTCGACCACCCGACAGTCGAGGAGCAGGCGGTCCGTCCCGAAGGGTCGGTGCGGAACCTCGCCTCCGTCACCGTGTCCCACCCGGTGTGGGACGACGTCGAGCGCGGCCTGGTCGCTGAGGTCGAGGTCTTCCCCCAGTGGGCCGACCTCCTCAACGAGGAGTACGCCAAGGCCATCGGCCTGTCGATCCGGGCGACCGGCACCGTCGAGTACGGCGAGGCCGAAGGCCGCAAGGGCCCGATCGTCACCGAGCTCGGTGAGGGCATCAGCGTCGACTGGGTGACCCGGGCCGGGGCTGGCGGCAAGGTCCTCGCGCTGATCGAGTCGATCAGCGGGCCGCCGGCCGTGGAGAAGACGGCCGAGCTGAAGGAAGGCGCCGCGGCGCTGCTGCAGGAGCGCGCGACTGCCGGGGTGCACCTCGAAGCGCGCCTCCACTCGATCTTCACCGGCATCGCCGACGAGATGTACGGCAACGGCTACCTCACCCGCCCCGAGCGCATCGGCCTGTCGTCCGCGCTCGGCGACGCCCTCTCCGTCTTCGTGCGCCGGGTCGAGGCCGACCACCCGCAGCTCTACGCCCGCGGCCGGTGGCAGTCGCCCGAGGACTCCACCGAGGTCTCTGAGGCCACCCCCGCGAAGCCCGACCTGATCCCCGACACCAAGCCGGAGCCGCCCGTGCCTGCTCCGGTCACCGAGAACGCCCCGGGCACCCCGCCCGCTACCGAGAAGGAGGGCCGCGTGCCCGAGCTGTCCGAAGCCCAGATCGCGACGATGAACGCCGAGCGGGACGCCGCGCTCGCCGAGGCCGCCGCCGCCCGCCAGGCCGCCGAGGAGGCGACCGCCGCGCAGGCCGCCACCAACGAGCGGCTCGCCCGCTTCGAGGCGACCGAGGCCGCCCGGCCGATCGCCGCGACCCTGCTCTCCGAGTCCGACCTGCCCGCCCCGTCCCGGACCCGCCTGCAGGCGGCCCTCACGGAGTCCACCAGCATCCCGCTGCGCGACGGCGCCCTGGACGAGTCGATCTACCGGGCCCGCGTCGCCGGGGCCATCGCGACCGAGCGCGCCTACGTCGCCGAGCTCGCCGAGCAGACCGGCGTCGGCCGCCCGTCCGACCTCGGAGAGTCCGGCCAGCCTGCCGCCCCGGACGCCTCCGTCGCGACGGCCTCGCTGCGCGAGTCCTACATCGCCCGCGGCATGTCGCCCGAGGCCGCCGAGCTCGCCGCCACCGGCCGCCCCTTCTGAGAGAGGTCTGAGCACTCATGGCTCGAAACATCGTGCACGAAGCGGGCGACGCCCTCTACGTGGCCGTGACCGCCCCGGCGACCCCCGTCTCCGGTGACCCGGTCCTGATCGGTCAGATCCCCGGCGTCGCCATCACCGACGAGCAGTCCGACGGCAAGACCTCGGTCCTGTGCACCGGGGTGGCGAACCTGCTGGTCAAGGGCGAGACGACCGTGAACGCCGCGATCACGGCGGGCGACATCGTCTACTACGACGCTGCCGCCAGCCCGCACAAGATCAACAAGGACAACACGAACGGCGTCCGCTACGGCTACGCCCTCGCCGACGTCGGCTCCGGCGTCACCGCCACCATCCCCGTCAAGATCGGATACTGAGGACCCGCCCGTGAAGACCTTCAGCTCCAGCGTCGAGCGGATCAACCAGGAATCCGCCACCATCCACGGCCAGTTCGGCGGCCAGCGCAAGACCAGCGGCTACCACCGCAACCCGGAATGGCAGGTCAAGGTCGCCGAGGCCGAGCGGTTCATGGACGAGATCCGCGTCGGTCGCCGCCGCCACACCGACTTCGCCGAGGCCATGTCGACCTCGGACTTCCCGAAGTTGTTCGCTGACTCGCTCGACCGGCAGCTGTACGGCGCCTACATGGCCACCGTGCCGACCTGGATGAACTACGCCCGCGCGGCCACGGTGAACGACTTCCGCGAGGTGAAGAGGTTCGCGACCTCCGGCGTGCGCGGGCTGCTCACCAAGGTCGGCGAGGGCGCGCCGCACGAGCGCCGGGCCCAGACCGAGACGGAGTACAAGTACTCCGTCGACAAGTACGAGGCGGGCTTCGGCCTGACCTGGGAGACGATGATCAACGACGACCTGGGCGCGTTCTTCCGCATGCCCCAGGACCTCGCCGACAGCGTCAGGGACTCCGAGGAGGAGTTCGTCACCCGCCTGTACTGCGACACCTCCGGCCCGCACGCCACCAACTACACCGCCCTCAAGGGCAACCTGCTGACCGGGAACCCGGCCCTCACCCGCGACAGCCTCCAGGCCGCGATCACGGTCCTCATGAAGCGCAAGGACGAGCGCGGCAACCCGATCGTCGTCAACGGCGTCCGGCTCGTCGTCGGCACCGGCCTGTCCCTGGTCGCCCAGGAGATCATCAACACCACCGAATACCGCGTCGTCGACCCCAACGGCAACGTCCGCATCATCAAGGGCAACGGCGTCTCGGCCAACCTCGGCGTCGACACCAACTACTGGATCGACTCCGTCGCCACCACCGCCAACGCCAACACCTCCTGGTGGGTCTTCGCCGCCCCCAACGGCGTCCGCCCGGCCCTGGAGTTCGGCCGGCTCCGCGGCTTCGAAGCCCCGGCGCTCTACGAGCGGATCCCGGACATGCGCCGCATGGGCGGGGGCGACGAGGGCGTGTCCTTCGAGACCGAGACCGCGGAGAAGAAGGTCAAGCACGTCTACGGCGGCACCTTCGTCGACGAGAAGATGTCGGTCGCCTCCAACGGCACCGGCGTCTGATGACCGACCTGCCGGAGATCCCGCGCACCCCCGACCAGCAGTACCTGGCCGGGGTGTGCGCGCGGCTCGACCGCCAGGCCGAGCTCCTCACCCAGCTCCTTCAGCAGGGTGGCGGGCCGCGGGAGATCCCCGTCGCGCCGTCCTTCTCCGAGCCAGCTCCGGAGCCGGCCACCACGGAGTCCACAGAGCTGCTCACCGAGCCCGCGACGAAGCCCGCGCGCAAGCCCGCTGCCCGTGCCCAGCGCAAGCCCCGCCAGTCCAGCAAGGAGGCCTGACCCATGCCCGCTTCCAAGGCCGCGTACTACGGCACCAAGCCCAGGGCCACAGCCGTCGCCAACGTGCCCGCGCTCACCTCCGCGCAGATCACCGGCGGCGAAAGCCCCACCGAGGCCGAGTACAACGCGCTCCAGGCGGACCTCGCCGCGACGCGCACCGCCCTCAACAACGCGCTCGCCGCCCTCCGGACCGCAGGCCTGATGGCCCCCTGACATGCCCATCGACTACAGCACCGCAGCCGGGCAGGTCCGGCTTCTCATCCCGGACACCAACGAGACCTACCCGCTCCTCACCGACGAGCAGGTCGACGCGTTCCTCGGGATCGAGGGCGGGACGGTCAAGCGGGCCGCGGCCGCCGCGCTGGAGTCGATCGCCACCAACGAGGCCCTCGTCAGCAAGGTCATCAAGTCCCAGGACCTCAGCACGGACGGCGCGAAGGTCTCCGCCGAGCTCCGCGCCCGTGCCCGCGAGCTCCGCCGCCAGGCTGACGAGGACGACGCGACCACCGCTGGCGAACTCCAGATCGTCGACTTCGTCGACCCGTTCACCAGGAGTAGGTGTCTCTGATGCTGAACGGGCCGCCCCGCACGATCCACCCGCTGTGGAGCGAGCACCACCGGTCCACAGCGTCCGGCACCCTCACCTCCCACTGCACCCTCACCCGCGCCAGCGGTGCGGGAACCACCGGCCCTGACGGCACCTGGACGCCCGCGAGCAGGACGACGGTCTACGACGGGCCCTGCCGGGTCATCGTCGCGCAGACGATCTCCGGCGAGAAGGTCCAGCCGGCCGCGGCCGCGCAGCAGACCTCCCGCCGCTACATGGTGTCCCTCCTGTGGGACAGCGCACCGGTCCAGGTCGACGACATCGTCGAGATCACCCAGTCCCACGACGCGAACCTCATCGGCCGGCGCCTGCGCGTCTCCTCGATCGACTACGCGTCCGAGCAGTGGCAGCGCGACCTCGTCTGCTGGGAGGTGGAGGCGATCACATGATCAGCGTGGACATCGACGCGTTCGACCTCGGGGACCTGGCCGAAGACCTCCGCCGTGCCCCGGACCGGGTCGACGAGAAGGTCCGGCGCGCGGTCAAGGCAAACGAACGGGACGTTGTGCGGACCGCCAAGCGCGACGCCCCGGTCAGGACTCCCCCGCCGACCGATCCGCGCAAGCCGCCCGGCGGCCATTTGCGCAAGAGCATCAGCGCCGACAGGGACAGCGACGGCATGGGCTACGAGGCCGGGCCGACCGCTGACTACGGCAGGCACGTCGAGTTCGGCACACGGCCGCACGAGATCAGCATGAAGCCCGGCGGGCCGATGCTGTACTTCCCCGACGTCCACGACGTTTGGCACCTCCGGGAGAGAGTGTGGCACCCGGGCACATCGCCGCAGCCGTACATGCTCCCGTCCTTCGACCGGCATCTGCCCGAGTTCGTCGACGAGCTCGGCGACATCGTCGAGCGCATCCTGTGACCGGCGTCCCGGTCGCACCAACCGGCCCGCACACCGCCGCGGTCAAGGCCGCGATCGAGGCGCGCGGTGTGCTGGTCGGCCGCGGTGAGATCCCGCCCGGCGGCGGCTGGCAGAGCGAGCCCGGCGCGTCAGCGTACGTGCCCTACGTGGTGCTGTGGCCGTCGCCGGGCGACTCCAGCGAGGCCTCGCTCGCCGAGCCGTACGGGTACCTCGACTACAAGTTCCAGGTCACCGCCTACGCCTCGACCCAAGAGGGTGTCGAGACCGTGATGGACCAGGTCCGGGCCGCGCTCGTCGGCGTTCGGCTCACCGTGCCGAACCGCTCCACCTACCCGGTTCAGCTCACCCTCGGCCGCCCGACAGATCGGGTCGACACCGTGACCCCAGCTCTGCACGTCGGGGTCGCGCAGTTCGAGATGCGGTCCGAAGCCGCTTAGTCCCGCCCTTCCCTGACCCAGCCCGCCGGCGCCGCCGTGCGGGCTCTTCGGCATGCCCTGAAGGAGAGCCCACGTGGCCGACTACCTGCCCGAGTCGATCTCGCACGCCGGGATCGCCGCGACCTCGAGGTCCGCCGCCGCCGGCGACAAGCTCGTCGACCCCGGTGATGGCCGCTTCCTGCGGGTCAACAACGCCTCCGTGAGCTCGATAACGCTCACGATCACCCCGCCCGGCACCACCGGCTACGGCGTCGCGAACCCCGCCAAGGTCTTCACGATCGCCGCCGGGGCCACCCGCTACCTGAAGGTCCTGCGCGCCTACGGCGATCCCTCCGACGCCTACAAGGTCGCCCTCGCCTGGTCGGCAACGGCGTCGGTCACCTTCGACTACCTGCGGGCCTGACATGGCGATCCGCATGATCCCGTGCCGGAACACCAAGACCGGCGCCTTCGCGGAGCTGCCCGAAACGGCGCTCAAGCACTTCGCGGACTACGAGCCGCTCCCCGCCGAGTCTCCCGCCGACGAGCCGTCGGCCGAGGCCTCCGCGACCTCCCCCGAGCTACCGGCCGAGGCCCCTGCGCCCGCGGTGCCGGACAAGCCCGCCAAGCCCACCCAGGCCGCCAGCCCGGCCAAGAAGGACAAGGAGTAAGCCCATGGCCGACCTGCTGGCCGATGGCAACGTCAAGGCGATCTGGGTCCCCGCGATCGCCGACATCAGCGCCCCCACCGTTGCCGAGCTGACCGGCGGTTCCGCCGTCGACCTCTCGTGCCTCATCACCGCCGACGGCCTCGGCATCGAAGGCGAGACCGCGGCCGTCGACAACGCCGCCCTGTGCAGCGTGGCCGACACCGAGGACGCGGGCCGAATCAAGCGCGACATCAACATCACCGCAAAGAGGAAGGACTCCCCCGCCGAGGACCTCGCCTGGGAGACCCTCACCTACCGGGCGGAAGGTCACCTCGTCGTGCGCCGGAACCTGCCGGTCGCCACTGCGTGGGCCGCCGCCCAGCCCGTCGAGGTCTACCCGGCGCGATGCGGTGATCCGATCATGGCCGCGCCCGAGCGCAACAGCGTGCAGAAGTTCGCCGTCAAACTCTTCAACCACATCCCCGCCGACACCCGCGCGGTGGTGGCTGCCTGATGCAGGACATCGAGGACATTCTCTCTGAGGCCAAGCTGCCGGAGAAGTCCGTGCAGCTGTGCCTGCGCGGTGACCTGCAGGCTGAATGGGAGCGGCTCGAGGCCGAGCTGGCGGCGGTGCGCAAGGCGGAGGCGGCCGAAGCGGACGCTGATTCTCTGGCTGGTCCTGACCGGTCGGCCGGTCAGGAGATCGCCGATCAGATCGTCGCGATCGAGGAGCAGATGCAGGCCTCGACCCGCACCTTCGTCTTCCGCGGGCTCGGCAAGCGCGCCTACAGCAACCTCACCGCCCAGCACCCGCCGACCGAGGATCAGCGCAAGGGGGGCGCCGACTCGAACTGGGAGTCGCTCGAGCCCGAACTCCTGGCTGCGTGCGCGGTCAACCCGCCGATGAGCATCGAGCAGGTCGGCAAGCTGGAGAACGCCCTCACTCCGATCCAGTGGGCGAAGCTGGTGGCCGCTGCGTTCGAGCTGTGCCGGAGGGACGTGTCCGTCCCTTTCTCCTTGAGCGCCTCCGCGATTCGCGCGAGCACCGGCAGGAAGTAGAGCTCGCCCGCGCCTGGGGCGTCCCGCGCTCCCGCTGGCTCGGCCGCGAGCCCCGCACCGTCACCACGTACGAGTACGACGATGGCGGCCGGCTCCTGCGCTCCGTCACGGAGACGGAGCCGCTGTGGACCGATGAGGACCGCGGCTGGGCCGAAGCCCTCGCCCACTTTGAGGCGGACGAGTGCAAGGGGTGCGGGCAGCCTCTGTCCGAATCGACGGAGGCCTCCGCCGAGGGCGCCTACGACGCGCCGCTCCCCTTGCGCTGCCACGCCTGCACCGCGGTGTCGATCCAGCAGGACGCCGCCTCCAAGAACGCCCATCCAACGGCCCTCTTGTACGAGGTCCACCGCAAGTAGGCAGGTCGAGGGGGTGAGTTCGTGGCCCCCACCGCGGACCGGTCCGTCCGGGTCGTCCTTCGGGCGGAGACTGCGCAGTTCCGGCGGGAGATCCGGGCTGCCGGTGATGAGGTCGACCGGCTTGAGCGGAAGCTCCGTGACCTGCCAGACCCGCGGGTGCGGGTCACCGTCGATGTCGATGACAAGTCGTCGGACGAGTTGCGGACGCTGCAGCAGCGGCTGCGGGCGTGGGAGACCCAGCACGGCAAGATCAAGATCAAGGTTGAGCTTGAGGACCAGATCGACCGGACGCTGGGCCGGGTTGAGGCGAAGCTCGAGCGGCTGCGCGCCATGGGCGCGACTACGATCAAGGTCGACCTCGACAACCAGACCGAGCCCGAGCTCAGCGAGATCGTCGCGAAGGTCCAGTACCTGCGTCGGCAGACGCGCATCCGCATCCGCGTCGACCGGGCGCCGCACGGTGATCTGGACGCGGCGAGCCGCCAGCTGGCGGACTGGACGTCGGCCATGGAGCGGCGGCTCCAGATCCGGCCCCGGCTGGGCTCGTCCTTCGGAGACGGCAACAGCGGCGGAGGGTTCAGCGGAGGGGGCGGCGGTCAGGCCGCCCAGATTGCGGCTGCTGTAGCTGTCGCCTATCCGGCGATTTCAACAGCGGTCGCCGGGCTGGTCACGTTCGCTTTTGGTGCTGCACTTGCCGCAATTCCGACGCTGGCTTGGAAAGGGTCGGATGGGGTCCGCGAGGCATATTCGGACCTGTGGCGCGACATCCGTGGTGGTATTCGCGAGATCACTCCCATGTGGGAGGCGGAGGTCGCTGGCTGGACCTCGATCGTCCGGCACATGGGTAGCTTGTGGAAGCCGGAGCTCGCGAGCATTTTCGAGTCCATCCGGCCCGCCACATCGTCTTTCCTGCAGGATTTTGGAACGGCGACGGTGGCTCTCAAGCCGATGTTCCGGGATCTCGCGGATGGGTTCGTGGCGTTGCTGGGTGACCTGTCTCAGCAGATGCCGGCCATCCTCGCGACCTGGGGTGAGGCGATCGGCGCTCTGGGTCGGGCCATACGTGACAACCCCGCGATGTTTGGTGCGCTCCTGCAGGATCTGGGTGATGTGGTCCAGTCGATCACGCTGCTCGGCGCGGCTGCTGTGGAGGCGTATCCGGCCTTCAAGATGTGGTTTGACCTGCTGTCGGTCTTCAACACGGTTCTCGGGTCTTCTCTCGGCCCGCTGGGGACTTTCGCGAGCTTGTTCGGCAACCTGGGGCGAGAGCTACTTGCCTTTTCGACAGGTCCGATCGGGACTGTCTTCAATGCTTTCCTCCGCCTCGGAGAATCGCTTGATTCTTCCTCGGTATCATCGGGCCAAGCAGCAACGACGATCCACGACCTGGGTATGGAGATGCTCAATCTCCCCCAGGCGACGGACCCGCTTATCACTTCCCTGGAGCTGGCATCTTTGTCGGCTGCGGATCTGAAGAAGCGTCTCGATGACCTCGTGTCCGGGCCTATCAGCGAAAAGGAATCGCTGATCGCTTTCCAGCGGGCCATCGACGCGATGTCGGAATCGCTGAAGAAGAACGGCAAGGCACACGACTATTCAGTCAAGGGCATGGCCAACTGGGATGGCCTCCTCAAGATCGCCAAGACGGCTCATGAGGCTACTCTCGCACTGTCAGCTAATAAGGCCACTACGGCGGAACTGGCTGCACATTTCAGAGCAGCGCGCAAGGCGATCATTGACGCCGCCATGGGGATGGACTACAGCCGGAAGCAGGCCAACGAGCTCGCGGACGAGCTCATTGGCGTCTCGGCTGCCATCAACAAGATCGACAAGAACGTCGACATCAAGGTCACCGCCGACACCTCCGGCGTGATCGCCGAGGGCCAGGCGGCGCTCGACTACCTCAACAACCTGTACGCCACCATCCCCGTCGCCCCGGCCAAGCCGAACGCCGACGGGAACATCTACGGCTACGCAAACGGCGGCGAACACCACGTCGCCCAGATCGCCCAAGCGGGCGCGATGAGGCTGTGGGCAGAGCCGGAAACCGGGGGTGAGGCGTACATCCCTCTGTCCCCGGCCAAGCGCAGCCGCTCCACCTCCATCCTCGCGACCGTCGCCGACCGGTTCGGTCTCGACCTCGTCCGGCCCATGGCTCAAGGCGGGCTGCTCACCGCTTACGCCGCCGGCGGCCTGACCCAGACCGACATCTCCCTTGCAAGCCTGCTCGGAGACTGGCGGGGCGTCGTCAACCCGTCCACCGCCGACGAGCTCGAGCAGGCGCTGGAGAACCGCAAGAGCAGGCAGGAAGCCGTCTCGGACTCCATCGGTGGTCTGGCGGAGGCGCAGAAGGCGCGCCAGCAGGAGATCCGGGACGCTTCCCGCAACCTCACCGAGGTGCGCAAGGACCGCCGGGACACGATGCGCGATGCCCGGCAGCGGGTTGCCGACGCGGAGCGGGACCTGAAGAGGACCCGGCAGGACCAGGCCGACGCGATCAAGGACGCCGAGACGGCCCTCAAGCGGGCGAAGAAGGAGAAGGACAAGCAGGCGATCAAGGACGCTGAGAAGGATCTCAAGCGGACGAAGCGCGACGCCAAGGAGGCCATCGCTGACGCCAAGCGGGGTGTCTCCGAGGCCAAGCGGGACCGGACCACCGCGAACGAGGAATCCCTCGCCCGGCTCGAGGCCGCCGAGCAGCGGCTCCGTGACTCCCGCTCCAAGGCCTCCTATGAGCAGGTCCGCGAGGCCGAAGAGCGGATTCGGGACGCTCGGGTCGACCTCGCGGAGGCGACCGCGGCGCTCCTGGACGTGGAGGACCGCCGGAAGTTCGACTTGATGAGGCCGACGGACCAGCTGTCCGCAGCGCTCGCCATGGGCATCACCAACACCGGCGCCTTCATCGCCAACCTGACCACCCTGGCTGACCGCGGCTTCGGCAACCTCGCTCAGCAGCTCCTCGCGACGGGTGGTGCGGAGGCCGAGAAGATGGCCGCCGACGCCGTCACCCTCTCGAACGGGCAGCTCGGCGCCCTGCAGGGGCAGATCGAGCAGCGCCAGCAGCAGCAGGCTCAGCTCAGCCTGATGCCGGAGTCTCTGCCCGTCCGGGCCGCGATCCGGTCCGGTCAGGGCGGCTCGTGGATGCAGCTTCTGGAGTCCACCGGTCTGGACCCCGGCACCCTCGCCGAGGTCCTGCACGCGATGCCCGACGTCGCCGGACCGAACCTGATGGCCGACATGGCCGCGCACGGATATGCCCGCGGCGGCTGGGTGGCCGGCCCCGACGGCATCGACCGAGTCCCGGCGATGCTCACCCGGAAAGAGTTCGTCGTCAACGCCGGGGCCGCGTCTCGCCACGCCCCGTACCTGGAGGCCATCAACTCCGGCATGCCGGCGCCGAAGCGGTACGTGACCGGCGGTTGGGCTGGGGGCGTTCGGGGCAGCGACGGCGCTGCGGCGCTGCCTTCGACGACGGTCGAGCAGCACTTCCACGAGATCCCGTTCTCGCCGTCGGCGATGGCGCGCGAGGCCGCCCGCCAGGCCGCATGGGAACTGCGCTGACCTGCGCTAAGACCACATCACCTCTTCCTCTTTCCCGTTCGACCCGACCCAGAGAGGAGGGGCGATGGCGCGCGTCTACGACAGGGCGTTCCGGGCCGAAGGCCGCTACGGCACCCCCATCCCCGCTGCCCAGGTCAGTCTGTGGACGGCGCGGACCGGTGGCAGCCAGATCGTCACCGGCCTCACCGACCTCGACGGCAACACCCTGTCCCCGCCGCTGACCTGCGACCAGTGGGGTTACCTGCCGCCGTTCATCGACACCGACGATCGCGACGTCTACGCCATCGGCGACCCGTCCGGGATCGTGACCGGCGTTGAGCGCGTCCGCCTGGAGCCCGTCGACGCGCTCCTCGAAGGCGGCACCGTCGACGGCGATCTCCAGATCAACGGCGTGCTCACCTTCCCCAGCACCGCGGCACCAGCGGTGCCCGCCTCCGGCGCGTTCGCGCTGTTCAGCGACTCCGGCGCGCCGACCCTCATGGACTCCGCGGGCAACACCGTGGTGATCGGAGCGGGCGCGGCAGCGGCGCTCGGCTACATCTCGGTGAAGGACCACGGCGCGGTCGGCGATGGCGTCGCGGACGACACCCTCGCTATCCAGGCGGCGATCGACGCGCTCCCCTCAGCGGGTGGTGTCGTGTGGGTGCCGCCTGGCACCTACAAGATCACTGCTGCGCTGGAGTTGAGGCCGTACCTCGCCCTCATCGGCACCGGCGTGAACAGCTCGATCATCAAGCAGGCGACGGGCAGCGCGGACTGCCTGGCGGGTGTCGACGTCCACCACCTCACGATCAAGGACCTGCAACTGCAAGGCCCCGGATCTGGGTCCGGGGACGGCCTGGTCCTGACGCGCAGCGTCGAGGGCAACGTCCGCTACGTCCGGCTCGACTCGGTGTACGTCCGCCTGTTCGGTGGGGACGGCGTCGCGATCTCCAACTGCATCGTCAGCTCCTTCGACCAGGTGGTCGCAGAGAACTGCGGCCGCGGCTGGTGGCTGCACGGCGTCGTCGCCGGTGCCGCAGGAACGAGCGTCAGCCTCAACAGCTGCTACGCCAACACCAACACCGGCGCCGGGTTCCACATCCTGAACATGGCCTACCTGGCGCTCAACGCGTGCGCGTCGGAGGGCCACCCGAAGAACTTCCTGTTCGAGGACTGCCAGGGCATCGCGGTCAACGCCTGTGGCTCGGAGGTCATGACCTCCGGCGGCATCGGCTTCGAGATCGACGGCGGCTTCGGCATCACGCTCACGTCGTGCTGGGACCTCACCAACCGCGGCGTCGCCTACCAGGTCGGCGGCGGCGCCACGAACATCAACCTGATCGGCATCGTCGAGAACACGCCCGGCGTCGGCGCGACGGCCTCGCTGAAGGTCCTCGCGGGCTGCACCGGCATCAACCTGCACGGCATCACAGCCACGACGGCCCTGTCGTTGGCAGCCGGGACCTGCAACATCCTCAACGACGGCGCCAACGGGCTGGTCGTGCACGGCTACCTGTACACCGACGCCGCTTCGGAGTTCAACGGCTCGGTCCTCTTGGACCAGGGCGCTACCGCCTACGGCGCGATCGTCCTTCCGGGGAACCCCAGCACCGCACTCCAGGCGGCCCCGAAGCAATACGTCGACCTCCGTGCTCTGGCCTCCCGCATCATCGCTGCGGGAACGGGACTCACCGGTGGGGGTGACCTGTCCGCCGACCGGACCCTCACCGTCGCCTACGGCACGTCGGCCACGACGGCGTGCGTCGGTAACGACAGCAGGCTCAGCAACGCGCGGACCCCTACCGACCACGACCACTCGGTGGCCACCACTCAGGGTGGGTTCATCGCCGTACCCAGGGCGAAGATCCGCCGGATCGCCACCACGTTCACCGCGGCGACCGGCGTATCCCAGACCTTCAACTGGGACACGCAGGACTTCAGCAGTGGAAGCGGACCGACCTGGACAACGGGTGCGAACCTCACCTGCCCGGCCATCAACGCCGACTGGCTCATCACCCTCAAGGCCGTCTTCCAGAACGCCGGCGTCAACGGCGGCTCCCGGATCGTCCAGCTCTACCGCACGTCCGACAACCAGCTCGTGATGGAGGCGTACGGCGTCGGCCCCGGCGGCTCGTCCGGCGACTGGGTCACGGTCCAGGCCGTGGATGTCTGGCGCGGCCTGGCTGGCGAGCAGTTCTACGGGATCGTCAAGCAGACCAGCGGTGCCACCGCGACCGTCGCCGAGGTCGCGGTCAACTTCGCGCTCCTCGCCAGGCGCTGAGGAGGGCCCGTTGACGATCCCCGCAATCGAGCCCGTCAACCCGACCAGCGGCCTGCTGCCGGGTGCCGTGTCTCGGCTCACCGCCACGCTCGAAGCCCCCGCGGCGAACCTGGTCATCCCCTTCAACCGCACCGACTCCCACGGGGTCGCCTGGGCGCTCGGCGGGATGGAGGGCTGGGACTCGCCCGACATGGACGAGGGCGCCTCGAAGAGGTCCGGCAGCGACGGCTTGTGGGACACCGAGCCGTGGTTCGGCGGACGCATCGTGACCCTGTCCGGGCTGATCACCGCGCCTACGTACGAGGCGCGTGAGGCGGCCGAGTACCGGCTGCGTGCCGCTGTCCCCCGCGATAAGTACGTGACGCTGCGGGTCGAGGAGACGACCCCGAAGTTCGTCACCTGCCGCCGGTCTGGCCGCCCCCTCATCAAGGCGACCACCGACGTCCACTCGACGTTCAGCGTGGCGCTGCTGTGCCCCGATCCGCGCAAGTACAGCATCACGCCGGCGTCCGCGACGATCGCCGTCCTGCCCTCTACGGGCGGGCTCGCCCCGCCCTGGACACCGCCGGTCCTGCTGCCGGAGATCCCCGTCGGCCCCTCCCAGGCGCTCCTGACGAACCTCGGTGACTACTACTCGCCGCCGGTCATCACCCTGCGCGGGCCCGGCTCCGACCTGTCCATCCACAACCTGACCACCGGCCAGTACCTGGCATTCGAGCAGGTCCTCGGCTCATCCGACTGGCTCCAGATCGACACCGCGTCCGGGACGGTCCTGCTCAATGGCACCGCCGTGCGCGCGCCGAAGACGGGATCGACCGTCGTCGCCCGGTTCCTCGCCGACCCCGGAGACAACCTCTATCGGCTGTTCGGCACCCTCACCGCCCCCACGCCGCCCAGCGCGGACATCGCCCTGTATTCCGCCTGGATCTAAGGAGCCCCCACCGTGGCCACCGCCGTGACCTGCCGCGCCCCCGCATGGGTCGACGGCGTCCAGATCAGCGGCGCCGAGATGCGCGCCGCCGTCTTCTACGGCATCTGGCAGACCCCCGGCCTCGTCCGCGGGCTGCGCGCCACCCAGATCCCGACACCGGGCATGGCGATCCGTGTCCCGGCCGGGCAGTGCGTCATCAGCGACGGCCAGAACGGCTTCATCCCGCTGGAGCTGGCCGCGACGACGGACCTGGACATCGACCCGGCATCGCTGACGAACCCGCGGATCGACAGCCTGATCGGCGAGTTCGTCGACGGCGGGGCGGGCAGCATCCGCCGCCTGCGGATCATCACCGGCACCCCGGCCGGGTCACCGTCCGAGCCTGCCCTGCCTCCGGCCGACCAGCCGACCGCGCGGTGGCTACGGATCGCGAACATCGCGGTCGGTGCGGGTGTCTCGTCGATCCTCACCTCGAACATCTCCACGGTCGCGGACAACGCCCGCCACCACGGGCACCTGTTCATCCGCAAGTCGTCGAACCAGTCGCTGCCGTCGTCGACGACGATGCAGAACGACTCGGCGCTGCGGCTGACGATTGAGCCCCAGACCCGCTACCGGTTCCACCTGATGCTCGCCTACGGGGTGCGGTCTGACACCGACGGCAAGGTCAAGTTCGCGGTCCCTGCCAACGCCACGATGGACTGGGTCATCAGCTCCAAGGCCGGCGCGGGCCAGGCCGACGGGAACTCCGGCACACCCGCCTGGGACCTCCTCGACCAGGGCTCAGAGCCCCGCATCGGCGGATGGACCACCAACAACACCAGCAAGATGGGCGCGATCCTGCAGGGCAGCATCTGGTCGGGTGACGGCGGTGACGTCATCCTCCAGTGGGCGCAGGACACCAGCAACGCCACCCCCATGATCGTCTACGCCGGGTCAACGTTCGAGGCTTGGCGAGCCGCATGACCGAGTGGCGGTACGCGCTCCACGACCTGCGCACCAGTCGCCTCCTCGTCGACCACATGCCGTTCGACATCTCCGAGTACACCATCATGCTGATGGAGTCCGGCGTCCTGAACGCCACGCTCCCGCTCGGCGACGCTGGGATCCGCATCAAGCAGCCGCGCGAGGTCATCGTCCCCCGCCGCACGGTCTTGGCGCTGTACCGGGACGAGCAGGTGATGTGGGACGGGATCATCTGGACTCGGCGGCGGCGCCGCGCGGGCGGGGAGAACAACCTCGTCGTCTCTGCGAAGGAGACGCGCTCCTACTGGGATCGCCGGTTCCTCCGGCCCGAACTCGGCTACGGCAGCGCGAAGACCCTCGCGTTCACCGACACCGACATGTTCACCGTCTTCCGGGCGCTGCTCGCTGACGGCCAGAACCTCACCCGCAACGGCTCCCAGCCGGGAAACCTCGGGATCGAGCCGGGCAATAACCTGTCCGGCACGCTGATCAGCAGAATCGACATCGGGACCGAGCTGGCGGCCTACCGCGGCTACCTGTGGGCCACCTACGGGCAGCTGTTCGACGACCTCGCCGCCTCCGACCCCGGGCTGGAGTGGAGGATCGAGGCCTACCTCGGTGCCAGCCACGAGCTGAAGCGGCGGCTGCTGCTCGGATCGCCGCGACTCGGCACCCCCGCCGACCACCCCGGCATCGTCACCTTCGAGTACCCGGGCATCATCGTCGACTACGAGTGGCCCGAGGATGGCGAATCGTCGGCGAACTACGTGGCGGCGCTCGGCACTGGCGAGGGCGACGCGATGATCTGGGCGGACTGCTACCACGACCAGGAGCTCGACAATGGGTTCCCGCTCCTCGAGGCCGCGGTCTCTCACAAGGCCGACTCGAACCTGCAGATCCTCAAGGGCCGGACGGCCACGGACATGGGGCTGCGCAAGGGCGACAAGGTCGTGCCGTCGATCACGATCGAGGGGTACCCGATCGGGGTGTCGCCGGGCGACCACGTGCGCGTCCGGATCGAGGACGAGGACTGGTGGCCCGGCTCCTCCCAGGTCCCGTTCGAGGCGATCGTCCGCGTCGTCGGGCTCCGTGTCGTACCGGGTCCGCATGAGACGACCCAGCTGCTGATCGAGGAGCCACGAGCGGCGGTGGCCGTCGCATGAGCACGCAGAACGCGCCGCGTGACGAGCGGACCTCGATCCGGGAGATGCTCGAGGTCCAGCGCCGGATCATGGCGCTGGAGAACACGCCGAAGGTCGGGCCCGTCACCACCTCCGCGCTGAACGGCACCGGAAACGGGGCAATCGCCGGCGACTTCGAGGTCGGCGGCTTCCTTGCCGCCACCGCGATCGCCGTCGACGGGGACGTCGCCGCGGACGCACTCACCGCCGACAGCCTTGCAGCGACCCTCATCACCGTCGGCGGCCAGGACCTGACCGGCGCCGACATCGCGCTGCTCCTCAACCCGCCCTACGGGCTGGGGGTCAAGGGCGCCACCCAGGTCGTGACCGACCAGACCGCGACGGCCGTGATGGCGTTCACCGCGCCCGCGAACGGGATCTACCAGTTGAGCGGAGCCGTCCCGTGGAGCAACGACAACGTCGGTCGCCGGGAGGCGAACTGGCGGGTCAACGGCACGACTTACCAGGGCAGCTCGATCCACGTCTCGTCGAACACGCTGGTCATCAACAGCCTTGCGCTCGCGGTCGCGATGAACGCCGGGCAGGTCGCGGAGATCGTCGTGTGGCAGAACAGCGGCGGCGCGCTCAACGTCCTGGCCTCGACCCGCATGGAAGCCCTGTGGAGGCGACCGCTGTGACCAACGAACAGCCGAACGTCGAAGCTCGGCTCTCTGACCTGCACCGACTCTTGGAGGTGGGCATCGAGCGTCTGGCCGGGCAGATCGGTCTCCTTGGCCAGCGTCTGGATCAGCAGGATGTCCGGCACCTCGACCACGGGCAGCGCCTCGACCGGCATGACGAGCGTCTCGATGTGCTGGACCGCACTGCCGTTACCCGGGAGGACCTGAACGAGAAGAGCCGCCGCACCATCGCGACCCTCGGACTCATCACGTCGGTCCTGGGCATCGCGGTCGGTGCGCTGACTTCCATCATCATCGCGATCGTCCAGTAGGGGGCCGCTCGTGCAACTCGTCACCCGCAAGCAGTGGGGCGCCCGGACACCGAAAGCCGCGGCGTCCTACCTGGCCAGCACGAAGGGCGTGAAGGTCCACTACACGGGCAGCCGGGTGGATCCGAAGATCGTCGATGACCATGACCTCTGCGCGGCGCTGGTCCGTCAGATCCAGAACGGCCACATGGACGGCAACGGCTGGAACGACATCGGATACAGCTTCGCGGTCTGTCCGCACCGGTACGTGTTCGAGGGCCGCGGCCTGCACAAGCTGCCCGCCGCGAATGGCGCCGGGCTGAACAGCGACCACTACGCCGTGCTCGGGCTCGTCGGGAACAGCGGCCTCACCGTTCCGCCGGACCTGATGTTGCACGGCATCCGCGACGCCATCGACCACGTCCGCGCCCAGGGCGGCGCCGGGACCGAGGTCAAGGGCCACCGCGACGGCTACGCGACGGACTGCCCGGGTCCTCAGCTCTACAAGTGGGTGCAGGACGGAGCGCCTCGCCCCAAGACCAAGGAGGAAGACGTGGCACTTTCGGACGCCGACATCGCGAAGATCGCCGACAAGGTCGCCGAGCGGGTGTGGAAGAGGGACGGCATCATCCCCGCCGCGGACGGCAACCCCGACAACGCGTACTGGACCGGCGCGACGACCGTCGGCTACGTCGCCAAGCAGGTCCGCGGCCTGGCCGCTGCGGTCGCCGCCCTCCCGGCCCCGGTCCCGGCGGCTGTGGACGAGGCCGCGATCGTCCAGGGCGTCCTCGCAGGGCTCAGCGTCGACGCCATCGCCGAGCGTGTCATCGCAAGCGTCGGCGAGTCGTTCGCCGAGCAGCTCCTCCAGGCGCTCGCTCTGCGTCTCGGCCGCTGATGGCCTCACCTCCTAAGCCGGTGCTGCTGCCGGTGCATGTCCTGGGCCACACGGTGAGCACCGGACACTGGTGCCGCGCCTGTGCACTGCCGTCCGTCGCCGAGGTCCGCGTCGAGGTGGCGGACGGTCAGGGCGTCCAGACGTCGACGTCGTCCGCGTGTTCAACGTGCCCCGCCACGCCGATGCAGTGAACCCAATTCACGGGGCGAGCGCGGTCTCTTCCTGGAGTCCGACGGAGACCGCGGCCATCTGCCGGTAGATCCGCACCAGGAGCTCATGGCCGTACGGCTTCGTGGCCTCGAGCCCGACCTCGGTGAGCCGGTAGAGGTGACGCCTCGGTCGTTTCTCGGTGACGGGGTCGATGTCCTCCCATGTGGAGGTCACCCAGCCATGTGTCTTGAGCCTCGCGAGGATCGGGCTGATCGAGCCGCTGCTCAGGCGGACCTCACGCCCGATCTCGAGGCCGTACCTCGGAGTCTGCGGGTCCGCGAGCAGGCTTCCGAGGACGAGCTGCATGGCCAAGGTCATGTGCGGCTTCCACTCACTCATGCATGGATTCTACCTAGGTGCGACCTGGTCGCACCTTCCTCTTCGGCCCTCGGCGCCCTGGCTCCGGGGGCTTCGTCGTCCCCGGAGGTCCCGTGCCCCACCCCGCCTTCAAGCTCGGCCGGCGCGTCGACCACGACGTGCGCAGCCGCCGATACCCCGCCCGCGCCGCCGACCCGAGCACCCTCACCTCCGTCCGGCATGCCCGGTTCGTGCCGGTCCTCGACCAGGGCACTCTCGGCTCGTGCACCGGCAACGCCGCGATCGGCGCGATCGGCTCCGGTCACCTGTTCCTCGCCCTCCCCGACTCCGCCCGCGAACTCCTCGGCCGCACCGCCGACGAGGTCGAGACCACCGCGGTGTCCGTCTACGCCACCGCGACGACGATGGACGACTGGGAGGGCGAGTACCCGCCGACCGACACCGGCTCGTCCGGCCTGGCGGTCGCCAAGGTCCTGAAGTCGGTGGGCTGGATCAGCGGCTACCGGCACGCGTTCTCCCTCGCCGCGGCGCTCACCGCGCTCGCTGAGGCGCCCGTCATCACCGGCCTGCCCTGGTACAGCTCGATGTTCGAGCCCGACCTCGACGGCCGTCTCCGCGTGCACCGCGGCACCGGCCCGGATGGTGGCCATGAAGTCGTCCTCGACGAGCTCGACGTGGCCAACCGCCGGGTGTGGCTGACGAACTCCTGGGGCCCGAACTGGGGCGTCGGCGGGCGAGCGTGGCTGTCGTGGGACGACTTCGGCCAGCTCCTCGCCGAGCAGGGCGACGTCACCGTCCTCCTGGCGGCCACCGAGCCGCCGCCCGTCCCGACTCCACTGCCAGGGATCCCCTACCCAGAGGACGAGAAGCCGCGGTGCAACTGGATGCACCGCGTCGGAGACGCCATCCGCAGCCTTCTGTCCGGCCGGTGATGAGCATGCGACAGCCCCAGCTCGGCGACATCGTCCGGTACGTCGGCCGGTTCGGAATCCACGCGACGCGCGCCGCGATCGTGTCCTGCACGACCGCGGACGTGGTGCCGGGCGGCGACCTCGTGCCGCTCGACGACGAGACGCACGTCCACCTGGCGGTGTTCACGCCCTCGCCGGCGAACAGCTTCCCGGAGATGAACGTGCCCTACGACCCGGCCCGCGCACCGGGCACCTGGCACTGGCCAGACCTTCCCAACCCCCACCCCGACGCCCGTCGGGACGTCCCAGGGAGTTCGTCGTGATCAAGTTCTTCAGCCTGCGGTTCGAGACCGCCCGAGCCCTCTACGCCCTCAACGCGCTCCTGGCGCTCCTCGTCTCGTTCGGTCTGCCCCTGTCGGACGCGAAGGCGACGGCCATCACCGCGATCGTGACCGGAGGCCTGTCGATCATCGTGGTGATCCAGACTCGGCCGATCGTCGTGTCCGGCATCGCCTCGGCGACGACCACGATCCTCACCTCCGTCGCCGCGTTCGGCTACGAGCTGACCGCCGACCAGGTCGGTGGGCTGGTGACGGTGCTGTCGCTGCTCCTTGCCGCGGTCCTCGGCCCGGAGGTCGCCTCGAAGGCGAAGCTCGCCCAGCGCGACTGACGCGCCTACCCGTCGCGCCCTGTTCCCTTCGGGGAGCAGGGCGCGTTTTGTCGTACCCGGACCAGATGATGGACGGATGGACTTCGTCACCGGCGCAGTGGCTTCGGGCCCTGAGGTCGTCGCTGCGTTGATCGGCATAGCCGGTGTGCTCATGGCTGGCCTCATCGCGAACTTGGGCCAGGCCCGGATCAGCACGAAGCAGCAGAAGCGCCGCGAACTCCTGGAAGACCAGGACCAGTGGGACCGGCAGCTCGCCGAGATGCTCGCAGCCGCAGTCAGCGCGGGCGGAGCGATCGCGCTGATTCGAGGCGGTTGGATCGAGGACACCCTGTGGGACAGGCTTCGCACTCGGCGCCGCGTGGCCCGGGACTTTCATGAAGTTCTGCTCCCGCGGCTCGACCGGCTGACGCTGGCCCTCCTACGGGTCACCACTTGGCGAGGCGGCGAGGTCGCGATCGTCGAGCAGGCTAAGGCTCTGGCTTTCGCCCTTGAGCCCCTGCAGGATTCACTGATCAGAGACAGGGCGGTGTTCGATGAGAAGGCTGAGGCCTTCCGGCAGGAGCTGGCGGAGCTTCGGGGGCGCGTTGATCGCCGACGGGGCCTCATCGAGAAGCCTTCACTGATGCGCCGCCTCCTGCGGCGAGAGAGCAAGCCTGATTAGGAAAGGAGCGTGCACGACAGTGGATCGCGATTGGGTGGGTGCACAGCTTCAGGCGTTCGTTGACCTTGTCGACCGGTACATGCCGACGAAGCGCCCTGGCGAGATCTTCGGGGATCGGAGCATTCGGGAGAAGCTTCTTCAGGCTGAGCCGACTGTGAAGCAGATCCTGGACAGGCTGCAGCCCGGCCTCGGCAGTGAGGTCAACCTCGACCTGATGGCCGGTGAAACCACCGCCCGCGGCCAGTGCCAGCGGGGCCTCGGAATCCTGCGGGATATGGACGACGTGGAGTCCAAGCTGGGCCCGCAGGCCCCGGCTCTCTCGGCCGATCAGCTTCACCCGTGGGTGTGGGGAGGTGCGGCGGCTCTTTGGGACGCGGGGGCACGTCAAGACGCTGTGCTGGCGGCTGCCCGGACGGTCAACGCGCGTATCCAGCAGAAGCTGGAACGCCACGACATTGGCGAGACGGACCTGTGCATGCAGTCCTTCGACACGAAGGATGCGGTTGCAGGGAAGCCTCGGCTCCGTTTCCCCGGCGACCGGCTGTTGCCGACCTGGAAGGCAAAGCAGGAGGGCGCGAAGTACGTGGCGGCGGGCGCGTTCCTCGCGATCAGGAACATTGCGGCCCACCAGGAGCAGGTGGCCTGGTCGGAGCAGGAGGCCCTTGAATACTTGGCGACCTTGAGCGTGGTGGCCCGCTGGGTGGAGGAGTGCGAGGTCGAGCAGCCCGAGTAGCGTGGCTTGACGGCTCCTAAGATTCGAGCTGCAGAAGGGATCTCGTGAAGCACGTTGAGCCGGAGGTCTTCCTCCTCGCCAAGCCGCAGCTGGACTACGACGAGGTGGCCCGCTACCTCAAGGAGGTCGGCGGCGAGTCCTGGCTGGAGCGGCTGGACCGCGGCGACCTCGACACCCATCTGAACGACCCCCAGAATCTCGCCGAGTTCGCGGGCCGCCTGTGCTACCGCTCCTGGGAGCCCGGCCTGAACCCGAACGTCACCCGGGTCCGCACCGACCAGACCGCCTACCTCCAGAACATCCTGGCGAGCCTGCACGGCTCGGTCCTGGAGCACGTGAGCTTCAGCTTCGCGCTGCACAACTGCTCGCGCGTGACGACGCATGAGCTGATTCGGCATCGTCCGGGTGTGGCGATCTCGCAGGAGTCGCTCCGGTTCGTCCGGCTGGATGAGCTGCCGTTCTGGTTCCCCGAGTGGGCGCAGGAGGATGCGGAGCTGATGGAGAAGGCGACGGCGCTGCTGGAGCAGATGGAGCAGTTCCAGGGCTGGATGGCCGGGCACTTCGGCCTCGACGCCGAGGGCGTGCCCTTCAAGGAGAAGAAGCACCGCACCTCCTTCATGCGCCGCTTCGCCCCCGAGGGCGTCGCCACCGGCCTGGTCTGGACGGCGAACGTGCGGACGCTCCGGCACACGCTGGAGGCTCGGACGGCTGAGGGTGCTGAGGAGGAGATCCGGCTGCTGTTCGGCAAGATCGGTGAGGTGCTGGTGGCTGAGGCGCCTGCGTTGTTCGGTGACTATGAGGTCGTCGACGGGGCGTGGGTGCCGCGGTGGCGCAAGGTGTAGGTCTGGCGGGGTTCCGGATCTCGGCGTAGCTTGGTGAAGTCGCGCGGGGCAAACGCGACGGCCCGTCTCCCTTCGGGGAGGCGGGCCGTTCTCGTGCGTGAGTGGCACGGCAGTTCTAGACTTGCGGCTTCCGTCGCGTCCGGTCTGCGACCAGAGAAGCGCCTCGCCTGCCTGGCGGGGCGCTTTCGCGTGTCCGGGTCAGGGCTGGTTGGCCGGGTGGGTGGCGTAGGCGGCCAGGCCGCGCTCCAGCTCCAGGCAGTACTCTTCCTGGCTGAAGGGCGCGGTCGTGTAGTCGTCCGGGGGCGTCCAGGCGGCGGCCGGGCGGGGCTCCTTGTCCCGGGTGAGACGGGCCATGGCCGCGGCGACCACGTCCTCGGGCAGCGCGAGGAGGTCGACGGGCAGGACCTCGAAACGGTCGCCGCCTTTGGTCGTGTCGGTGGTGGGGATGTAGCCCCAGCCGTCGGTCTCGCTCCACGCCACGTGCCGCTCCTCGTAGGGGGCAGGGACGGCCAGCTCGATCGCGCCGTTGCGGGGGTCGTCGGGGTTCGCCCAGTGCGAGGCAACGGAGACCCCGGCACGGTCGAGCGCGTCGGCGACGGCGGCCATGTACAGCTCCGGCAGCGAGTAGTAGTCCTTCCCCGCGGCCTTGGTGATCGCGTCGACCTGGTCCTCGATGCTCTGGCCGGCGGAGCCGGTGAAGAGCTTCCCGCCCGCGCCGCGGATGCGGGCGGAGGCCGTCTCCGCCTCCAGGTGCAGCTCGGTGATGTAGCCCTGTCCGCTCCGTCCGTCGGGGAGCGTGAAGGTGAGGATGTCGGCATCGGCCAGGCGCCGCGCGCCGTCCTGCGGAAGGTCGGTGGCGTGGCCGCTCCAGGACGGGACGGGCAGGCCGGTATGGTCCCGGATGTCCAGGGCGACGTTGATCGTGGTGCCGTCCGGGGTGGTGATTGTCGCGGGGCCAGCGTAGTCGCTCATGCTGCTCCTCGGGTTGGGGCCTGAGCTGATGATGGCCCAGGCCAGATGGGGTGCGGCATTCGTTTCGGCCCTTTCCTGTGGAAGGAATGGAATTCCACAGGAAAGGGCCTGCGCTGTCGGGGAGAGGTGTTCGGCTCAGGTGTGACCATGAGCCCGCTCAGCCAGGCGGGCGGCGGCGTCGCGGAGCCACGGCCTTGCGCCAGGGTCGGTCTCTGCCATCTGCAGGGCCAGATCCTCCAGGCTGCCGAGAGCGCCGGCATGCATGGACAGGTGGGGCGGGTTCTCGCCGAGGACCAGGCTCTTGATGATGATGCCGAGGCTGTAGACGTCGGGCCCGGAGTCGATGGATGTGCCTTGGGGCCAGAGCTCGGGTGCTTCTCCCTGCCACCAGCCCGCGACGTTCCGGTCCAGCAGTAGGACGGTGCCGTCGTCGGCCAGGACGATGGTGTCGGGCGTGAGGGCGTAGCGCAGGTGCACCTCGGTGTGGAGGGCCACGAGCTGGGTGGCGATCTGTGAGGCGATGGCGGCGGCCTGCTGGGTGGGGAACGGGCCGGAGGCGATTACCTGGTCGAGAGTTCGAGCGGTCATGGTCCGGGTCCTCTTGTTGGGATCAGTGGGGCGTTTCGTCAGCTGGGGGTCTTCGGAATGATCGTTCTCCTTGGCGGGCGCATCCGTGACGACGGTACGGACTTGCCCCGCTACGCGTAGGGGTTCGGGAGGGCCCGCCCCGGAGGGCGGACCCGAAGGCCTAGCAGGCGGGGCAGACCAGGTGGCCGGTGCCGGCGCAGATGGTGCAGTTCTGGTCGCCGTCGACGATCCCGCCGTCGCACTCGCAGGCGACGTCCTTGTTGTCGTCGCAGTTCAGGCAGGTCGGGCAGTCCTTGCCGCCGGTGCAGTTGGTGACGAGGCAGCGGGCGCAGCGGGTGTAGAAGCCGGTGTTCGCGCAGGCGGGGCAGACCGCGCCGTGGCGGCGGATGCTCCAGCGGACCATGCGGTGGTCCTTGCTGTGGTGGGTGCCGCCGCACTCGACGGTCTCGAGGCGGGGGGCGGGGGCGGTCTGCGTCGTCGTCACGCCCTTAAGTATGCTCAGACCGTCTGAACATGTCAAGTCGGTCTGAGCAAAAAAGTGGTAGCCTCTGGACCATGATGAGCGACAAGGAGATCCGCGACGTCCAGGGCGCGTACGAGCGCGACCTCGCAGCCATGACAGAGGAGCTGCGCAAGCGCCGCGCCGCCGACCTGAACAGGGCACTCACCTCGGGAAGGACCAGGGCGCAGCTGATGCAGGTACTGGGCGTGAGCCGGAACGGGCTGCACCAGATGCTGGACCCCGAGGCCGCGCGCACCGCGGCGGAGAAGAAGCGCGCCTCCAGGGAGCGGCTGGCCTCGAAAGGATCCGACCCGAGGAATGCTCAGACCGACTTGACATAGGCAGACGGTCTGAGCATAATTGGGGGCAGAACACCGCAGCAGCCAGCCGCTGGGTCATCGCGACCGCGAGCCTGCTGCGCCGCATCGAGATCGGAGCCCAAGTGACCCAGACCCCCGACGCCGTCGACCTCGGCGCGACCCTCACCTACACCGACGAGGTCGGGACGACCCACACCGTCCAGGTCCAGGTTCGCGACCGGGTCCGGAGCGGCCTGCGGCTCATCTCCGTCAGCGGCCTGGCCGCACTCCTGCCGGACGAGCTCGCCGCGATCGACCCCACCCTCCGCGCCCAGGCCGTCTTCGAACTCGGCCAGACCCGCATCGTCCTGTGCGCCGAGCCCCGCGACCTCCTCGCCGGCGGGTTCGCCATCGGCTCCCGGGACGGCCGGGTTACCATCGCGAACCCGCCACGCCGCATCCCCCAGGCCGCGCTCATCGCCCTCGGTGAGCGCCTCCACGACCAGCTCCTGTGAGCTGGCCGGGCCAGGCGAAGTACCCGCCGAGGACCGGCCCGGCGTCCTACGCTGCTGGATGAGCCCACCGGGGCCTAGCCGGTGGGCTCTGTGACCCCCGCGCGAGCGGGGAGCAGAGTCCCAAGATACCCACCTCCCGCAAAGGAGCAGCATGAGCAGCATGAGCAGCATTCCGACGGTCATGCCCCCCGAAGAGATCCCCGTGCACGGCAGCGGATTCGGCTACGAGCACGAGCCCTACGCGGTCATATGCATGACCCCGGCCGAGGGCCACCCCAGGACGATCCAAGGCCGCATCGACGGCGAGATCGTGGTGACCATGCCCGCCGAGCCCGGCCGGTGGGACAGTCCCGAGAACGAGTACCTGATCCGGCTCATGCAGGTCAGGGTGGCCGCATCCGTCGCCTCCCAGCCCGCCGCCGCGGCCTGGCGCCGAATCAGGGCCCTGGACTCCGGCTGGGCAGGAACCCGCCTGGCCACCTCCGAGCTGCCCGAGAGCGAGCAGTACGACCAGGCGGCCCTCGACCGGCACGAGGCGATGCGGGAGCGGTGGCTGCTCAACCCGGGCGGGACACACGGCAGGTTCCCGGACTGGACCGGGCTCGGCATGATCGCCAGCGGTCGGCACCAGTACTGGCAGGAGTTGCTGCCCGGCGAGGACCGGCGCATGCTCGACCTCGTCCGCGAGCAGAAGGCCGAGGCCGAGCGGCTCCGCGCCATCGCAGAACCCACCGACCGGGCAGTGCGCGACTACCTCCGCCAGCACAGCGCCCCCGCCACGAGGCCCGCATGACCGACACCCCCGCCCGATACAAGGTCGAGAAGACCCAGGTCCAGAGCCTCGGCCGCCTCTCCGACCGCTGGGCCGTCGTCCGCACCGACGGCACCCCGACCGGCTGGGGCCCCGGCAAGGACTACCGCGCCCACAACCACCTCTACAGTGACCGGGGTCTCGCCGAGATCGTGGCCGCGTTCCTCAACGGCACTCCCGACGACTACCGCATCGAGCGCAACCTCCACAAGGGCCGCCACTTCTGGCTGATCACCGGAGCCGCCCCCGGCGACCCCGGTGAGCTCAAGTCCCGCACCTTCGAGGACGACCAGAAGCCGGCCGACACCGTCAGCGCCGCCCTCATCCGGAAGGTCACCGACCACGTCGCCGGGATCGACCGCCGCGTCGCCGCCCAGGCCGACGCCGATGCCAAGGCGGCCGAGCAGGAGGCGGAGGCCGACCGCCGCCGGGCCCTGGAAGCCGAGAAAGGGCCCCTCGCAACGCCCCGCCAGGTCGACTTCATCATGGAGCTCCTCGCCGACCGCCAGCGCACCGGCGACGGCGGCGGCTTCTACTTCGGCGGCCCGACCACCCGCAAGGGCGTCGCGGAGATGTCCAAGCGCGAGGCCAGCATGTACATCACCTCCCTCAAGGGCGACTACTAACGGTGGCTTCGGGCACCTGACAGGCCGCCACTGGTGCCGTAGCATCGGCACCACGCCCCGTGAGAGCGGGGGTGGACCGTCTTGGGTTTTCGGCCCTGCGGTCGAAGCAAGACCGCCCTGCGAGAGCGGGGATGCCTCACATGGCAATTGGCCCCGCGTGCGCGGGGATGGCCCGCCTCCGGCTCCCCGGGCTAGGGCTGACGCAACCTGCCCCGCACAGGCGGGGATACATCACGTGTCGGTGTCGTGAGGAACAGCATGCCCATCACCGCGAACTCCCGCTGGCGCAAAGGCGACCGCGACGCCGGCGCTCGCGAAGGCCATAACGAGCAGACCCGCGAGATGCGCCGCGCGTGGGCGGTGGCGGCCCTTGCTCCGGTGGAGGAGCAGATCCTCGCCGCGCTTGCCGCGGGAGGCAGGATCGCCGAAGTGGCTGAGGCGCACGGCGTCACCTCCGTGGCCCTCCACGGGCGCGCAAGCTGGGATGTCGACTGGTCCCGCCGCCTGGATGCGGCGCTGATGGAGGGCCGTGACGAGACGCTTGACCACGGGCGGCGGGGAACCTACCGGCATCAGGGATGCCGCTGCCCCGAGTGCCGTGCCGCGCAGCACTCCTAACTGAGATGGCGCTGCGCCCGGGTGGGTCGCACACCTCAGATCGAACCGGTGTTCTAGCATCGAGACGTGCTCTCCGACCCGAACGCGATCCCGCCCGCCGACCGGATCATGTCCGCGTGGATCGCGGGCGTCGCCGCCCGCTGGGCGCCCCACACCTGCCCTGAAGACGACGCGCTGAAGGCGGCGATCGCCGAGCTGCACGAGGTCGCGACCGATAGGACCGAGACGCTGCGGACGGACCTGCTCGGCAAGGCTGCTGGCCTCAACCGCGGACATGCGCAGTATCGGCTGGAGGCGGGCGGCGTGGAGATGGGGCACGCGGCCCGCGCGGACCTGCTGATGAAGGCGGGCGGGGACCCGGCGGTCGCGGAGCTGTGGATGGAGGAAGGGCGCCGCCGCGCTCGGCCGGTCATGCCTCCCCAGCACTGA